GTGATGTATCTTTGTAGAGTAACAAAAACAAAGAAGTATGTCAGAAACAAAGGAAATCCGGATATATGAAGCGCCGGAAGAGCTGTATGATTGGATTACTGCATTAAGTAAGAAGATGGCTAATGCAGGAGTATCTAAAACGTCTCTAATGTTGCTTAATGAAGCAAGAGAAGCCAGAGATAAACAAGAGAAAAAAAATGCGGGTAAGAATAACTAACCGGGAATACGATGATCGTGTTATCTTCCTGAATCAAAATGATTTTGACGATCAGGGGACAAAATTTGTCCGTAAATCCGATGGAATGGAAGTCTCCAATGAGGAACTTGAATTTCTGGATAAGCCCGAATGGCAGGAAAAAGTAGTCAAAACAAAAGTCAATAAACTAATAACAAACTAAAATAATGGCAAAATCTAACATCACACCTAATCCGGCAGCTTCCGGAGATCTTGATTTTTTAACGAATGATATGGACAAGAAAGAACCTGTCCAGGAACAGAAAGTAAGCGATGTATCTTCTGATGTTGCAGTGATCGAAGATCAGGAAAGCTCAGAAGTAATGGTTGTGTCTGGAAAACCGTCTCTATTAACAGTAGTGGATCTTTCTTCGGAAGAATTCCCCGACATGGATAATACAGATGTTGCTCCGATCGATCTAATGTCGGAATACTGGACACCAAAGGTTGCCGGCGAAAAGAAAAAAGTGGTATTTGCTCACTTTGGAGAAATGGAAGTGTTGGATCAGAAAACTAATCCGCCGTCACCTCAGATGCTTAAATGTGCTTTCTTCTATGAGAAGCAAGGAGAGCACATCAAATGTGTGAGCAATGGAAGTAAACGTTTGGTAGGAGCACTAGAATCTCTGCATTTGGCTCCGGGAACTCTTCTTCAGGTAGAATACTTGGGTAAGAAGAAAAACTCTACCAACTCAAATATGTCAGATGACTGGAGCGTAAAACCACTTGTTCGCAGATAATTTAAAAAAGCACCACATGAAAATTCAAAAAGTCAAGATATCCAACTTCCGCAATATTGAGAACTTGGAAAAAGATCTCAATGGAGCAAGTATTCTGCTTATCGGAGAGAACGAAGTAGGAAAGAGTAATTTCATGAAAGCCATCGAAGGGGTGCTCACCGATACGTTCGGTGAGAGTCCTTTGATGAAAGGAAAGAAAGAGGGTCACATTGAAGTGATTACCGGTCAAGATGGTCAGAAATATACTTTCGAAGCCAAGTTCAAAGAAGGAACTGATAAGGTTACTCTTACTGTAACCGGTCCGGATGGTCTGAGATCAAAGGCGAAAAGTGCAATCGGCGCCATTGTCGGAGAGGTGGAATTCGATATCTTCAAGTTTGTGGAGATGAGCAAAACCACCAAAGGCCGTAAAGAGCAGGTGGAGATTGTCAAGTCGTTTTTCCCGGAAGAGATCAAGCAGGAACTTCGCAAGATTGAGAACCATGTACAGAGCACGTATGATGACCGGACAGAGTTGAACCGCAAGATCAAGGACAAGGAAGGCGCAATTTCCCAGATGGATATTACCGGAGATACGGTAAAGAAGTACAAGGAGCCGCTATCGGTAGATGCTATTTCAGCAGAGATCGAACTGGCCGATAAGCACAATCAGAATGTACAGAAAGCAAAAGCAGCACTGACTGTTTGTGAAACAGCAGAAGTAAGACATGCCAATCGTTTAGAGGCCTTGCAAGCGGAAATCGATCAGATAAAAGCGGAGCAGAAAGCCAATGATGAACAGATGGTAAAGGTCGAGGACTGGCTGGAAAATCCTAAAAATGCTCCGATTCCGAAAGATGCTCTGATGGAACAGTTAAAGAGCGTGAACGATCACAATATCCTTCACGAAAGGGTGAAGAATGCACTGAAAGTCCAGGAGGAATTGAAAGAACTGAAAGATGAAGCGGAAGATCTTACTATTAAGATAGAAACGCAGCGTCAGGCTATCAGTGATACCATTAAGAGCATGGAAGAGCAGATGCCGATTGCAGGGCTTTCCTTCAGCGAGGAGTGCTTGCTATACAACGGCATGCCGGTAGACGAATCAACGATGTCTACCTCTGCAATCATGATGCTTGGAGCGCGGCTTAAAATGGCTCGTAACCCCAATGTGCAAGTGCTCTTTCTGGAGCAGGGCGAATCTTTGGGGCAAAAGAGATTTGATGAACTCAAAGCCATGTGCCATGAGTTTAATTTTCAGCTAATTATGGAACAGATGGAACGTGGCGTTGAGGAACTGAAAATTGAATTTATTCCGGATATATAATGGGTTGTATTGAAGAATGGCGTCCAGCACTAGGAATCTGGTTTAGTTGCATGGGATTTGGTTGGAGGTACGAAGACGATATTATAAAAGCAATTAAAGGCTGAAGATGATAGAACGCTGTAAAGTAAACTCAGAAGGATTTGTAATAGTTCCTATTGTTCCTATGGGAGCAGTTAGATTATCTTCCTCAGATCGGTGGGCAAAGCGTCCAAGAGCAGTAATGTATTTTGACTGGAAGAATGAGTTTAAGTTGATTATGGCTCAGAGTGCTGAATTAAGAAAAGTTCTTGCAAATATTTTTGAGAGTGGCCGTATGGAATTGCTTACTAAGCATGAACTTCCTGAAAGCTGGAGTAAAAAAAAGAAGGCCGAAAATTACGGAAAACCGATGCAATCAAAGCCAGATTGGGACAACTGTGGAAAGGGAATTTGTGACGTTGCTTTTAAAGAAGATAGTTTTATTTACCGTTGCATAGTCGAACAACGATGGTGTGATGAAGGTGAAAGTCCTTGTGTAATGATTAAAGAGTGCTAAAAAAGAAGATCAGTTATGGATAAGCCAAAAAGATATTGCCCTTCCAATGGAACTGAAGGTGAGATGTTCTTTTCTGAATTCTGTTATCAGTGTATTCATGAAAAGTTTTCGCACACGCAGAAACATGGAGACAAGCAGTGTGATATAATGAGTAATTCTTTGTTATATTATCCCAGTGAAGAAGGCTTTCCGAAAGAATGGATATATGATGAAAACAACCGGCCGACCTGCACTGCTTTTAAAAAGTGGGATTGGGGTAATGACGGAGATCCCGATGATCCGGGAAATCCAAAATACAGTCCACCGGATGATCCCAATCAATTGTGCATGCCTTTTGATATCGTAGACATTCTCAATGAAAGTGAAGTAAAAGTTTAATTACCCGATTCTCCCCGCATCTTACCGACTAAAAACTATGGCGTAGTTAGTAAATTTGTATTGTTAATAAATAGTACAAAAAACTGTAGTCGGCTGTTTTTATAGTATAATTTATTGCCCCACATTGCACCTGACACTCAGTATGAAAAACATTCAACCAATTCCCCTTCCTATACATTGCCTTTCAGGAGCGTTCTGTTCCGACTGGGTGTCCTTTGTATATGGAGGGGACTTGTTGTTATGAAGTATTATCTACACGACACCAATTCTTTTAATGACGAAAAAATTACCTTGCTGTTCCAGAAATTCGGATATGAGGGATTAGGATTATTTTATACTTTTTTAGAAAAGATCGCAGCCCAGGAGCAACCGATTAGTACTGAAGTTTTAAAGTTTCAATTAAAGGTGGGAAAGAAGCTGAATAAATGCTGGAACTTTATGGAAGAAATCGAATTAATTTCATCAAACAATGGTGAAACTTTCAACAAACAATTGCTAAACTTTAGTGAAAAGTTCGAGATAAAAAAAGAAAAAAACAGAAACCGTGTTGCCAAATGGCGTGATAATGAGAAGAATAAGAAATCTGTAACGCATTACGAAAGCGTACGTAACGCCCCTAAAGTAAAGTTAAGTAAAGTAAATACTACAAACGATGATTGTAATGATGGGGAATCTCTAAATGACTACATACAAATGTTCAATCAGGTCATTGGCAAATCCTTTAAACCAATTGAAAAGCTCCGGGACAAATGGTTGCTGCTTAAAAAGCAAGGTTACAGTATAGCGGATGTAAAAAAGGCACTGACCATAGCAATGAAAGATAAGTACCACCTAGAAACTCATTACAAGTACTTAACACCAGAATTCTTTACCCGAACCGACAAACTCGACAAATGGCTTAATACTACCGAAAATACAAATAACACCTCTTATCAATCATCTGTTAATCTTTCAGGACAACTCTAATGGCAAAGCACTGGTATAGCATTCAGGAGTGTATTCCGCAGGTCCAGCAGTTGTATAAAACCGGACTGACCAGAGGCGCTTATTGTGGATTTAATTCGGTAGATCCATATTACACCATAAAACCGGCAGGAACAACCTATTTGTATGGAACTCCGACATCCGGGAAAACGGAGTATTGGCTGGAAGTATTGATGTCAACTACCGAAATGTATGGATGGAACCATGTACTGTATCTTCCGGAGTCAGGATCCAAAGACGAAGTAGTAGCCGAACTGATCTCAAAATACGCAAGAAAGCCGTTTTTTAAAGATTATCAGAACCATATTAGTCAGGATGAGCTTGACAGATATTTGCAGACACTAAACGAGCACTTTTTTATCATTGATCCAAAAGACCAATCTCTCAGCATTGAAGAGTTCTTTGAGCAGGTAGATGACATTGAAAGAGAAACCGGAAAAAAAATTGATACGACCGTAACAGATCCGTGGAACGAATTAAAGCATGATTATTCTGAGGAAGGGCGCCAGGATCTTTATATCGAAAGTCGCCTGGGATTTATTCGGGCAAATGCTATCGTTAAGAAAAGGCATAATTGCATCATTACACATTCTCGTGATCAGCATCCGGTAGAAGGAGTGGATATAAACAATAAGAAAGTGTTTTATCTGCCACCACCAACAGCCAGGGAGATTGCCGGCGGTCAGGCATGGTACCGGAAAGCAATGATGCTTGTTTGTGTATGGAGACCACCACACAATATTATTGATCCGGGAACTGGTGCTCCGTTTGCAGATAATGAAGTTCATATCATTGTCCAGAAGTTTAAGCCAAAGGGAACAGGTAAAAAAGGAACGGCAAAATTATATTACGATATTCAACAAAACAGGTATTATGAATTCGAAAACGGAGAAAGAAGATACTCAGGAAAGAAAGCGTATCGCTATTAAGCGCGATATAACCATCAGTGAGCAGGTGATGATCACTTTTGATCCATTACGAAAAGTAAATAATGGATTGAATGAAATGGACATTATGCAGGATTTGAATGATCTGGTGATCACTTGTCCTAAACTGATCAAGGTGTTTAATTTTCATAATGAAGTATATAACTTGGGAAAAATTGTGGGAATCCGATATGTAAAACAGAGGGAAGAGATACTATTGATGCGAAAAGAGATTGAAGAGTTAAAGGTTAAACTAAAAAACTACGAAGAATTCAATGGAGTATAGAGATCGAGTGTTCTTACAGTTTTTGACAATGGAAGTAGGTGAGGAATTTGATTTGAGTGTCAATGTTAATCCTAAGAACATGGAATTATTTGTTGACACCTGTAAGCAGTTAATTGACGAAGATTTGATGCCCTTGCATCAAATTGAGTTCAATGACGCTTACACAATTATAAAAAAGAAACCAAAAGTATTTTAAGATATGAGCATATTAACCATCAAAGGCAAGATCAACAAAATATTTCCTGTAGAGGGAGATAAAGATAAATTCCAGAAGCAGGTATTCTGGATGGATTACGAGGAGAATGGATTTTTTCAAACCGTAGCATTTGAATGCTGGAAGAATAAAATGTACCTGATCCAGAACTGTGTTGTCGGTGAGACTGTAGAGGTGTATTTTAATGTGATGGGCAGAGTGCATGAAAACAAGTGCTACAATTCACTCAGGGTATGGAAGATAGTTTCAGAAGCTAATGGAAATGGATGATGGAAAAGAATAAGATATATAACATGAATTGTCTAGATGGTTTAAAACTATTGGAAGATAATTCAATTGACTGCTGTGTGACTTCTCCTCCTTACTGGGGATTGAGAGATTATGGAAATGATGCGCAAATTGGTATGGAGGAGATTCCGGACAAATTTGTACAATCATTGGTAGATGTTTTTACCGAAGTAAAGCGTGTATTGAACTTAATCCGGAATATATAAAGATAGCAGAGAAACGGTTGTATAAGAGTTTAGGTGCTTTTTTATGAAAGTAAAGATCTGTTCCAGGTGTGAAAAGCCAGTAGAGAAGTATGGAAATGCTTTTAAGAAACTTTGTGTCTTTTGCAATCGGGACCGGTTGAATGAGAATAAGCCTAAGAAGTATAGCAGTATAAAGCCGAAGTTCAAAGAAGCCAGTGGTGAAGCAGAATTATTTTTGCAGCTGTGGAAAGAACGAAAGCATGAATGTACGAACTGTGGAATATATTTGGGAGAAGAAATGAAAACTTGGTTTTTCTCACATATAAAAGGTGGCAAAGGTGGAATTCATAGTGAATTGAGACTTGATCCGACTAACATCGTTTTCCATTGTTGGGACTGCCACCACTGCTGGGGCGATCGTGGAATTGACGCATTTAACGCAAGAAAAGACATTAATAGAAAATCATGAAACCGCATTCCCGGTCAGTGTAGGCTCCACTACCGGGACTTTCACTGTGATCTCAGAGTAAAGAACTTCTACTTGGATATTGTATTTGAACTTGAAATTAAGGATTTCGCGATCAATATTTATGGGCTGGAAACAAGTAATCATGAGATGTTGTTTTCCTGAGTGCAGGTAGGGTTGCGAGAATTTGCACATAAATCCTTTTTTTTCTGGTTTCTGAGCTTTCCCGAACTTTCTTTTGATCCTCCAGGCGTATCCTGGAGAACCGGTGAGTAAGACACAATTAAATATTTCCATGTAGTGTTTCTTTGGTGTCGATGTAGTGGAGTTTGAGCATGGGGGTTAGATGTCTGTTTCTTGTATTGCTTTGAATATTTGAAGAGCTACTTGCGGAACGATTGCATTGCCTGCCGCCATTATGCTTTGCTCTCTCCATTTAGGAAAGGTAATTCCGTCCAGTCGGAAGGAAAGCCCATCATTTCTAAGACAAATTGGGGATTGAGTTGGGAAGTTTTCCCAGTCGTTAATTCCATTTCCGCAATTTGATCGGTCAAATTTCCTTTGCCCCTCTTGTCCGATGTATTTCCCCTGGCTGATTGAACTGTCGGAGTGCAAAGAAATTTTACTACTCTCGTTAATTTCATTGAGTGCATCGAACCCTCCTTTACTTGTGTGCTTTTCATTGTTGCAGTTGCATTTGTCGCATCCATTGCAGTCGGGGTTGGTATCATCCCCTTTATCACATTGCTTAATCCCTGTTGTTTGCTTTTCGCACTTCTCCGGTCTGAGCAATCCGGAGTCGGTAAAAGTTTGTAAAACATGATTGAATCCATTATACTGTTCGGGCTGTTCTCTCCGTTCTTTCTGCTCATCATTGTTGTTGCCCCTGCCTCCAATAATCCCTCCACTCTTTCCGGATGGTCTCTTTGCACACTTGTCGGAGTAGGCAACAAACCATATTCTGTCTCTTCTGTGGGGAGCGTTGACGGCGCAAGCTGGAAGTAAAAACGGTAAGACTTCAAAGCCTTGATTTTCCAAGTCAGATTGCACCTCGTCGAATACCAACCCTCCATTCCAATTAGTGAGGCCGCGAACATTTTCGCCCAAAACGTAGCGCGGTTGAATCTCTCGAATTGCTCTAAGCATTTGCGGCCAGAGATGACGTTCATCTTCTTTGCCTTTCCGCTTTCCTGCGTTGCTGTATGGCTGACACGGGAATCCTCCGGTAAGAATGTCAATTGATCCTCTGTGAATAGTGAAGTCTGTTGTAGTAATGTCATTATATGATGTAGCGTTAGGCCAGTAATGTTTTAATACTTTTTGTCCGAAAGGATTCCATTCACAATGAAAAACGTTTTCCCATCCCATCCATTGAGCGGCAAGATCGAATCCACCAATACCGCTGAAGAGTGAACCGTGTCTCATGTCCTTTCCCCCTTCTTAACCTCCCTTATCCTATACCCGTATTTTAGTAGTGATGCTTCACAGTCAGATGGCTTTAAGGGTAGCCATTTGAGGTGGAGTTTGGAGTAGTATTGTTTCATGATGCTGTTTTAGTTAGTTCATTAATTTTTAAATCGTAAATTGCATCAAACACATCAATAAGCGTTTTTCGGTTACACTTTTTATTGTATGTATTCATTTCGCCTCCGTATTTCATAAACAGAAAACAGGTAAAGAATACCTTGTAAGTCGAAAATACAAATACGATTCCGAATACAAATGGTAATACAATTAATCTGAGTAGGTATTTCATTTCTCTTGTGGTTTAGATGTGAGGGATTGTTTGTAGAGGTCGAGGAGTTCGTCAAGTGGATTGTTAAGGAAATATCCTTGTTCAAAAATCCAGTTAACAAACTCCACTGCAAACTTGTCACGTGCGGAAAGGATAAGTTGTACCGCTTCCTTGACATCGTATGTATCATCCTGAAAAGTGTGATATAGTATCTTTTCGATTTTTTCCTGTTCTGTCATTTGTCTGATGTGTTTATAGTGGGTGAATTATTTAGTTTAGTAGATTGTCTATTCTTGCTTGCAAAGAACCGCCGCAAAATCGTTTAGATTCTTTCAGCAACTCCCTCATCTTATCTACCTCCTGCTGAAGCGATGAAAGTTTGTTGTCGCTTTCTGTTTTCCATTTTCTATATTGATTGATTCCGTTTTTAAAATAGTAATAGGAAATTTTTGCGCTTAATTCTATCCTGCTTTCTTCATCCTTATATTTATCAAAAACCTCTTTTATTTGATCCGCAATACATTTTATGTTTTCATTATCCCCAATGATAATTTTTGAATCTATCTTCCCCTCCTCTTGCGCTTGCTGTGATAGGTCCTCTTCCTGTGCTGAAGGTGAGATGAGTTTATGTCTATATTCAATAAACTTACTTACTCTATCATAGGATAAATTAAATGATTCTAAAGGTGTTCCGTTTTTATCTGTTCTTATTGGCACATTGTACCCTTCAAAGAATTTGTATTCAATATTTATAAACGAGTCGAACAGAATACCGTCAACGCCCGCCATTGTCCAATACTCGTTTTTATTAATCTCTTTGTTAAATTCTTTCAAGTCCTCTTCTGTCAAGCGTGAAGGCTGTGAGGTTAGGAGTTGTAAGTAGTCGGATGGGCTGACTAATTTCATTCCCGAGTTTTGATATTGCTTAAATGTCATTACACATCTACGGTTGGTATCTATAAAATAGACTGCACCACTAATTCCATTAAACGGAATGCCTACATATTTCGGGTCTCTTGACTCAAGTCTGTTTATTATTTTTAGATTTTGGTCTGCCTCGGCAGTTCCATCATATCTGAAACAAGTATTACTCAGTGTTACGTTCTCTTTCATTTGGTGGTGGGGTTAGAATTGGTTTATAATAAATTTATTTTCTGCAAATACTCAATAGCTTCAATATGATTAGATAAATAATGATGTTTCCAAACCTTGTCCCCTTCTTCCATATATCCAGCATTAAAATATGGATAGTTGTGATATCTATCCTTTTCAATCAACTGAATCATTATTTTCTTGTTTTTCCATCCTAGCTTTACATACTCCTCATTTTTTACAGAAGTATTAAAATATATATTTACAGACTCTTCTGCATCTACACCGTGCTGATACATAAATTTTTGCCGGCTTATCTTATCAAAAACGAAATCAAATAAATTTGACGTAGATGTTATTAATAATAGTTTAGCTACTTCTATCGCATCTTCATCGCTAATTGATTTAAGTTTGTCTTTTTTCATATCTGTTCCTGTTTAAATGTTTGATTGAAATACTCTTCGCCTGTTAAAACGATATTACTATTTGAGTTGAGGGTTGTGTTTATGGCATCGTCTACTGCATCCACTATATTCTGGCGTTCTTCGGATTGTTTGGATTGAAGGGAGCGAATGACTTCTTTTAATAATGACTTTTTATATCCATATAAAGCAAGCGTTGATTCTGAGAGCGTTTTTGCTTTAATGTGCTTTTCGTAAAAGTCGACTTCTTTCTGATACTCCTCGATCAGTTGTGTTGTGATTAGTTGCATGGGTTAGGGGGTTATGATGCTTTTACATTGTAGTACTTTCCGGTTGTCGGACACTTTGCTTCAAGCATTCCATTTTCTACTAATCGCATTCCTTGAAACTGTTTAAAGTGAAGCCTTTCTTTGCAGCAAGGACAAATTAATGTTCCTTTTTTAAGTGGCAAGTCTGTTTTCATATCTCTTTTATTTTTTACCCCGCAGTCGGATTGGTTGAATGGGGAGTGATTAATTAATTATTTTTTCTACTATAATTCCCGTAGGAATTAACACAATGCACATCAGCATAATTGCAGCGCAAAAACCTCTTGCGTCAGGATTCCATGTTTTAGGGCTTAAATCATATTGACCTAATGCAAACGCTAGGTAAACCATTAGTGCAACAAATATTCCTATTAGTAATCCGAGTAATGCAATTTTTAGTGTTTTCATTTTCCTTTGTGTTAAATGATTTGTTATTTGATTAAGGGGTTAGTAGATTAGAATGGTAATTCTGACTTTGGTTCAAAATAAGCCTCGACTGTTTTTAGTTCCTGAATATGATTAAACACATCGTTGAATTGACCTATTGATATTTCACAAGTTCTGTAAGTGCCATCATCGTTACGCATTAAAAACTCTATAAATTGAACCTCGTGTCTGTGTGCAAACTTTTTGCCGTCATTTCTTCCATTCTCAATCTTTACGAAATTTGATTTTATGAAAGCGTTTGCTTTTTGATTGTAGTTTATTTCCATCTTCTGTTCTGTTTAATTGATTAATTACGGTTAGAGTCTGTTACGGTGTCTTTCAATTTGAAGATCTACTTCTGAAGAGGCGATCTGGTACTTAGTAGTTTGGATGGATTGTCTTATTTTTTTCCTTATTTCCTTGTAATTTACTAGATTTTCGGTGATTGAATTGAGTTTTTCCTGTAACTCTTCTAACCTTTTTTCCCTGCGTTGTAGGGTTTTTTCGATACGCTGTACTTTAGTTAGTGAGAAATTGCGTTGTTTCACAGGTCCTCCTTTTCCATTTGAGAAAGCTCTTGTTCTTTTTGGGAAAGGTAAGAAGGATTCCAGAATGCTATCGTTTCAATTTTGAGGTCTATTCGTTCACAGAGTCCTCCATACCAATAAGCGATATCTTCATTACTCTCAATTAAGCATCCCAAGTGAATGTTAATTGCTTTGGAAGAAACTTTGATCAATTCTTTGATGATTGCGTGTTTGGAATCGAAGTCTCCTGAGAGTGCCTGTAATGCGTTTTTAAAGGCATATATCCGGTCGTAGAAATCATAGAGTTCTTGTAACTGCTTATTTATGCTGTAAACGAATTCTTTAGCTTGTGGGAGTGCTTTACCTGGGAACTGAGTATTGGTGTAATCCTTTAGATATCGGGTCTCTCCTGTGGCTGTATCTTTCACATATACCGTGATCAGATCATAGAGTGCTCCTGATTCTGTTACCGGTAGCAGAGCTTGCTTTCCATCTACTATGCCAAGGTCCTTGTATAGCGTAAAAATGAGTTTTAGTTTTTTCATGCGAAGTTTTCCTTTCCTAGTATTTGGGCTATTTCCTGTTTGTTGGAATCTTGCATGAGAAGTAGTTTTTTAGCGAGTTTCGTACAATCTTCGTCAGCCTGATACCAGAAGTAGTCGGTAGTGAGTGATTCCCGGAGCCTGACTGCCGATCTTAGTTTTACAAGACCGGTGTAGTAATCATCGTTTCGGGTAATGTCGGTGGCGAAGGTCATAGTGCTACCTCCTTAGACTTCTGAATTATTTCGAATGATTGCATGATTGCCGCAATGAGGCAAGAGTAGTAATCTCTGTGATCATCTTCGAATTCGATTTCCTCTTCTACAAGATCAGAAATGATGGTATATTCAAACTTTCCCGGCGTTTCGTATGATTCCAGTACAGTGATCTCAATTTTGTATTCAGTTCTCAGGAAGTCGAGGGCTTGTTGGTAGATGGGAGCATGGCAATTAGAATTTAAGTTGCTGTTATAGTCCATGGAAGTATTTTCCGGATTAAACATTACAATAACCGCTTCAGGTGGAACGTTGTTATACCATCCAAAGCATTGATTTTTAAACCCTAAATTCTTTAGGATTACTGCAATTTCATAAGGAACAAATAAGTCTTTTAACATGGTGTTTGTGGTTTTTTACTGTTAGTGATTTAATGAGTTTCGTTTAACTGTAACCGGCAGAACTACAGAGCTAACTGTTGTAATTCATGATTCCAGAGGTGAGCTGTATTACCTGAGTCAAGTAATACCTGGCAGAGTGCTGTTTCATGAGTAGCCGGAACTACTTCCTGAACTTTTCCTTTCTGACCTATGATGGTCCGGTCTGCTGTGAGATCCTGAGAAGGTAGTACTTTTACTCTTGTTCCTTTACCGGGAATAATGGTTTCGTTTAAATGGAGTTTTTTCATGGGGTGGTGAGGTTAGTATTATTAACAAAAACTTCTTCGATTAGATTTTTTTCAGAAACGCCGGTTTGAAACTTGATAAGAGCATCAATCGCTTCTTCCGGAGTGTTATGGTCTCTTGTCCAGTGTCCCGAAACATAAGCAGAGAATAGGGTTTTGCCAAATCCGTCCATTGAAACTTCTACTTTCCAATGGTTTCTCTCGTATTTTGTAGCAATATCTGCTACTGAATTAGCAAAATCACTAAGGGAGATGGTCTTTTTTCCGTAGGCAATTCTAAGTAAAAAGTTGAGTATCTTTTTCATTTCTTAAACTCCTCTCCATTAGGCAGGAATTCAATCTTAGAATGCCTCATTAGTTCGATAATGTAGTCTTCTGTTTCCAGTTCGAGTACGTGTTTTCGTTTAAATTCTGTGATTGCGAAGTTCTTGGCCTTGTGGCGAAGATCATCAATGGTGTGGAGCTTTATCCGGACGGTTCTCATTTGATAATTTTTTTAAGTGTTACCGGATCAATAGTATAGCTGATACCGCTGGCTATTTTGGGGAGTGGGTTTCCGTGAATCTCTTTGGCCTTTCTTACGGCTGTGGCAAGATCGTGATTGGTGGTAAAGTTTGTGTTCATGGTTGTTGGCTTATAATTTCGATTTCTTTTAGAATTAGCATGCGGTCGAGTTTGTTGTTGAGAATCCGTTCTTTTAACAATTTGGCAATTTCTAATCTTTCAGGGTTATAGAAGTTACGCAGATCGTCCAAAACTATTTCCATGACTTGACAATCTTTTTTTAATTGTTCAATTCGCTGCTCTCTTGATTCGATTTTGGTGTTTTTGATTTCTATTTCTTTCACGGTGTTTCGTTTAAAATAATGAGATTTGATTAGTGGGTGGCTGCAAAAGTGCTCCAATTCTTCTTTTAAAGCCCTTGAATGAAGCCGGAACCTTTTTCTCGGATCTTATCTCGTGTGCTGCTTGGCTTGCTCTTATCAGCTGCAAGCGGTGTTTTTCGGGCAGATCACCGGCTTCAATGCGTTCTTGTATCTCTTCCGGGTGTTCCAATGCCCAGGAAACGAGGCTAAGGTGCTTTCTTCGGGCTAATTCCCGGTAAGAATATTTTCTGTTCATAGCCCTGCGTTTCGTTTCAATTTCTCCAATTTGATTTCCAGTGCTGCAACATCTACTCTTTGCGCTGCTATCCGGTCATTCAGATAAGGTCTGAGGGTAGGTTTAATATCGGATATGGCGTCAATAAGAATTTCCAAGTGGTCCTCTGCCAGTTTCAACTTCTCCCGGATTATGGGAATAGTTTGCTGTGCTACCTGCTTGCGTTTCTCTGTGCTGATCGGGTAGTCAATTTTCCGCAGGTCGTATGGCTGACCTCCCAGATCATAATCAAAGGTATATCCGACTTGCTGAACTTTGGCTAAGATTCGTTCCATGTCGCGGTAATCGCCTCCATCCATCTCTCTTGCGTGCTTCTCAAGTATCTGTCTGACTTCGAAAGGGATTTGTTCCGGTGTTTCGAAAAGGTCTTTTGTAGGGGTTTCTGCTGTATTCATTGGGTGTACGGGTTTAGGTTGTGCAGGAAGTTTTGAAGCTCTGCTTTTTACTTCTTGGTAATTAGAGTTATTCATTTGGTGTAAATTGTTTCGTTTAACTATTAGTATTAAAATATCTCCCAAAGTATGTTAACTCCATCTGATTCGACAATCTGCTGACCTTTGGTATAATCAACAATTTGTCTGGCTTGTTCTAAAGTGAACCAACTATCAAGGCCGGTGCCGGCATTTAAGAAAGTATGATCAGCGTTTCGTATCCGGTATTTGAAGGGATTGGATTTTTTCATGCTTCGGTTTCGTTTACGGTAGTTAAGTCCTTTATCATTGGCAGCACATATTTATTCCAAGTCTCTTCAGGGAATTGCTTCCATGATCTGTAATGAACATTAAACGGTTCGCAGTCTGTTGACATCATGCCGGATCCGATTTCCTTATAAAAGTTCTCCGTATTAGTAAAGGTCTTTGCCTTTATAATTAAATGAACATTGTTTTCTTGGGCTTTTTTGAGGAGTTTCTGTAAAAATGCCCTTGCTTGTTTTGCCTGTGCAAACCGTGTTTTGTGAATGTATTCGAAACTAAAATCATCTTTTATCCCTGAAAGTGTGGATGCACAATCAAGTCCAACATTAAAGGTATTTCCGTTGGCGTTCTTTATTACTGCAACATTGGATATAAGTTTTCCGCAATTATTGCAGATGTCTCCACCATCTTCAAGGCTTTTATAAAATGATTCTACTATTGAATAGGTAGTATCTATGGGCAAACTTCTTTGAATTACTTTCATTTTGTCGTGGTCTGGTTTAACGTTCTGCACCTGAACGGGTTTAAGGGTTTCGTTTAAAATAATGTAGGTTGAATTGAAATGCTTTGTGCTATTGGATTGTACTTTTCACCTGTTTTCAATGGAATGATCTGTAAAAAATCAAACATTTCTTTGAGGTTTTCAGCATCCTGGATATAGTTGTAGATTTTTGCTTCTGAAATATTGCCGGTGTATTTAATCGTTCTGGTTGTTTCTCTGAATACATAATATGGACCGTTGTCGGTTTGTTTTTTTAAGATGTACTTAACGGCGCTGCTCTTTAGATCCAATGAAGATAAAATGATTCTTCGGTATTCTTCTGAACGTCTGGCGGCCTGAATTGGGCAGTTATTGGAGTAGTCAGATAACCTCCATGAGATTTTTTTGTATTCCTCTGTATATTTTAATCGCTTTATGGCTGTGCTCCATTTATTGGGTGTGCCTTCCTGAAACATTCCGTTTTCGTATTCTTTCAGAAGTTCAAAATTAAGCTCTGTTTCGCCTTTTTCCTGTAATATTTCGGTAAGGCTCTGGCAGTGCCATTCTTTGTATTCTCTTGGGCTTACGTTGTTACTTGCTGAGGTTAAAAAAACCTTGTTATCTCTAATACTAATTTTTTTGACGATCTCGTATGACATTTTGTGTGCGTCTGTTTTATGGTCCTGCGCCTGGACGGTTTTAGATTGTTAGTATATTATTTTGAGGATCCACAAACGCCACAAACGCCACAAACATGGGTTATTGTTGGTGTATCGCAATTACATTGCTTGCAATTTGAATAAGGCAGTTTTAATTTATTTGCAATTTTATAGACTGCTGCTGCTCCTCCTTTTTGGTAGGCGTTATAAAGTTTTTTATCAATTGCTGTCATTATTTTAGTTTTTTAGCTGGGTTTCGTTTAAATTTATTGATTATCACTTATTAAAAGTGCTCCGATTGAATCGGGCGGAACTGTTCCGACAATTCTACTACCATCGTACACAGTAACACTATCAGAGTCAATAATCAACTGATACTCTGTTTCGCTTAACTTATTGCTACTGAGTAGAAAGGAGGAATAGAAGGAAATAAGGAATAAGACGATGGCGGTTTTTAGGAATTTCATCATATTTGCTTGTTAAGTACTACAGTAATAGTTTGAACACCAGTTGAACGAAAGGCAGAGAGGAAAGCGTCCGGATCATTCTTGTACATGTAGCCGTTAGATTCAACAAAGTTTCTGAAGTCCTGAATCTTTGCCCGTTCTCCGTCTTTGTTTCCTGCCATTATTGCTACCAGTCTACCGCCTTCGTTTAAGAGACTGAATGCGTGCATAACATGGTCAATATCTTGTAAGTTTTCGAAAGGCGGATTCATAACAATACGATCGTATTTTCCTGAATGCTGTAGAAAGTCCTCGTTAACAGTATCAAAGCCTTTAATCTCCAGCACTTCTGCAAGTGAGTTGCATTGCTCAATTACTGTTAATTTATTCTCCGGGTGCGCTTCTCTGATCGACTGGGCTATGTGTCCCAATCCTGCGGAGGGTTCTAAAACTGTGTTTCCTTCTACTATTTCCGCTTCTTCAACTATTTTGCTGGCAAGGTCTTCAGGTGTTGGGAAAAATCCGTCTATTTTTTTACCTATAAAAGATCTTTCGAGTTGTTTTAGTTTCGCTTCCTGTACTTGCTCCGGTGTTTTATCTGCTGTTAGTGAGATCATCTCACGAATAGCCGCCCGAAGTGCCGGAAGTGTATCTAAATCAAGTCTTTTTAATCTTTTGATCTCTGCCAGGCTGTTTTTATATCGCTCTGCACTCCATTTATCCCAAAGTACAGAGGTCTGACAAAATACTGTTTCGTAGTCTTCTAACAAGCTCCATGAGTCAATAGTAAGAGTCTCTTTACTTCCCAATTTGCTTAAAATCCGATTGGAAGCTAATTTTTTGCCGTCTGTCTCCCTGCAAATGTGTAAATGTTTTAATACATTGCTTGCATAGATCACCGGATAAGGAATAGAAACGTAAATGGCGGTTTCTTCTGTTACTTCGTAGTTCTCCGATCTGATATTTTTCTCCCTCATGTGCTTGTATTTGGCTGCGCTTAATACATGTTTGAGGGTCTCCAGTTCTGTAATAGTTGACAATTTATTGAGGTGGTTAATTGTTCCGGCTTCGATTCCATTTGCAATATTTATGAGGGTTTTACCAAATGCAATTGAATTAGAGGCTTTTTGCTCTGCGCTTGCTGCCTGTGCTGCTCTTCTGTGTGTGTTGTCTTTGCGGTCCCGGTTTAACTCCTCTTGCCCGTCTTCAACTAATTTAGTGCCTTTTTCTCTTAAAATCTCGGCTCTGGTCTGTTCTTTGTGTTCAATGCGTGCTTCGACTTCCTCCTTATTACTGCCTCCGTCTATGAACTTTTCAGCACTTGATTTGTCAAGGAAAGTAAAACCGGCTATGGCTCCGCCTTTATTGTAACTGCTGTAATAGCCTCCAAATAACTTTGCACGCTGCGACAAACTTTTAAAAACATCTGATTCAACACGATTATTCAATGAGCATACAAATAAATCGTGGCCTTTCTGGGTGTGTTTCGTTTCGTTTAATGTGAATTCTTCCCCTACCGATTGAACATTTTTGATCTGTTGTTGTTCTTTCTGGGCGTGGTGTGTGATCCCTGCAAGCTCATCATATCTTTTTAACTGTTCGGCTGTTAACTTTGCCTCACCAAAAATTCGAATAAAACTTTTGAATTCTTCTAAGGTCTCCGGATTGGTTAACATTTTCTTTCTGGCTGCAATCGCTGCTTTTTTCTCCTCTGCCCACTTTAAAAAATCCGCTTCTGTGACTGAATTCAAAACTCTTTGTTGTGCCTGATCTCCTGTTTCTGCTCCTTCTCCGTGTAAAAAATAGCCAACGGTTTTACCGACAAGGAAATAAGATTCTAGGCCGTCCAAAATATCGTCTATAAAATCCGCTTTTTTAGTAGAATACGTATAATTGAGCATCTTTTTAAGATCAACAACTTTTAACAGGTTTAACTCTGCTGTATAGGCTGCTTTGTTCTCTTTGAAGGTGTTAAAAAGTACATGATAATTGCAAAAATCGCCTTCGTGCATAGAAAATAAGGCCTTTTTGAAGTCTTGAAGATTCAAGTTTTTAAATTCTGTAGTTGATTGTAGGTTTAATTCTGCTTGCATTTTTTATCCGCCTGGCTGTCATCGGCTGCGGCTGCCGGGTTTTAAGTTGTTATAAATTATGCGTTTTTTAATTGTCCTTTTCGGTATTCTTTCCCAGCGTGCTCAGGTAAAACAATTTGAAGTCCGGTAGTGCTGTCCATTATTGGCGCTAAGCATGTGCCGTTATCAAAAATCATTTTGTAGGCTTGTCCCGGCTTTGATCCGTTCACTCCCATTGCAAAATATACCCCTTCCATATTTGGTTGTTCTTGCTTGCCTTTCTCGCTGTGCTCAAAATAGCATTTAGTGTTGTACATGATTTTAGGCTTTATCGGTTAGAACTATTTTAAACTCTCTCCACCATGAGCCTATATTATGCGGCTCTCCTTGATCGTTAACGGTTTGGCAGTCCATTAGTCCGGCTTCGGTCTTTACGTCCTTATTTACTTGATATTGACGGCCTTTAGTAAAACATTTACCTTTATTGTAAAGGTCTTTTTTTGCTTCTATTATTGTCATTTGATCCCGTCTTTTTACTTCTGCGGCTGAAGGGTTTTAGATTAAGTGAGTAGATAAAGATTAGTTAATAGTTAATTGAAGTAAGCGCTTACATTGCTTGTCTTGTTCTTCCTTGCTGATTGAAACAGTTCTATTTATCCATGTTCCACCTTCCGGTATGTGACAAGGCCAGCCAACAGTATTATTTATATGATTCCAAGCCAATGACATTGCCCAATCTTCTGTGATCTCCTGAACTCCAAGCCCGTAACGTCTGCAATATAGCTTACCGTCCGAACCTTTATAAACTTTGCAGTCATCCGCTTTGACATTTACCCAAGTGGTAAAAAGATAGTGTTGTGTAGGATTGATTGAAGTGTTCATTGTTTGCGTGCCTGTTATAACTCTGCGCCTGAGTGTTAAGTATTAATTAATAGTAAGATACTGCTTGTAAGTATTTCCAGTCTTTGCAGAAGTCCGGACGATAAAAAACTTTCCTTTACCTGATTTGAAGATAGGATAAACAACTCCTTTTTTATCTTCAAAGGTTTTGCCGGTGTTCACTGCTTTAACAGTCTGTGAACTGTCAGAACTGATTGAATAGTGACCTTTAGAGTTGATCTTAGCGAGTTGCTGCGCTTGGCTGCTGACTGCAATAAATAAGAATAGGATTGTGAATAGTGTTTTCATTTTGTGGTGTATTTGTGAATGATTATCTGATACAATTATACGACAACATACGACAACATACGACACTATAAGTAAGATTTTATTGGCTACAATATCAATCAGTTAGCAAAAATATTCTACTTCATCAATATACAAACGCCCAAAATCACGTCAGATTTTGCTCACCCTGCAACATGATTCAATAAAAGTCATTCAATGAAACCGGCCCGAACCAAGTCCGCAGAACCAACAAAACAAACTAAACATTAAATAAGATATCCTTAGTTAACTATAAGAGCTAAAGAGTAAATAAAGAGACAAGACAAATAAAAAAAAAGAATACAAGCAAAGAAGTAAATTAAGGCTTTGCAGGAATAGAGTAATTAGGATAGTCAACTCCAAAAGAAGCTAAGAAGGATTCCATAAAAGGCATATCAACTGCGTTTCTGTTATATAAATGGGCTGAAACAACTGATTTTTTATACTTTTTCATCTTTTTAATGTGTTCCGGCATATTAGCTTCAATAGAAAAGTCTTTGTTAATCAGATCTTCAAGGTTAATACCCCAATAATAAGCCAGGTAAAACAAATAATACAACGATAAAGGCCTGTAATCATTCAATTTATTAGTCTCTAATAAGTTTATTCCATCTTTACTTGTCTTGAAACTGTATTTAGTCATTAGATCACTTACAAGGTCATCAGCACTTAAACCACAATATATCCTAATACATCTTAAATTGTGTCCTACGGGCTTTAAAAAGCGGCTATAATGGCTAAATATTATCTTTCTTAATCCTTCGTCCATTTTAACTGGGTAGAATACTTTCCTTTTAGCCATAAATTTTATATTGATTTCTATTAATATCACACAAAAATACAAACCGTTTGCATCCGATGTGAAAAAAGTTGTCTCCATGCGGTGGCGCACCCTGACTCACTGCCTGATTATCAATCAGTTATATTTTCACCTATTTTTACTATTTCCGGATCATTCAGAGTCAACCAATACTAATTAGAATCAGTCTAAACAAGGCGAATAATACTACCTTTGTCCCATAACTATTATTATGTTAAGTAGAAGGTATTCATTTTAGCTCAATAACAGTGATTCATTATTTATCTTATCAATATTGCCTTGCTGACTGTATTCTGATAGTGGAATAATGTTGCAATTCATTAAAGTGGAGTGAATGGATCAGTAAAAAGTTGATCCGGTTTTTCAATCCAGGATTGCAGAGAGAAGAACGGGGGGACGTTTTTAAATCGAAAGCCGGTTTCGTGGGATGGGGCGCCAACCACTCATAAATACGCTATTTCCTATTAAGAGGTACGGGGGTAGTCTGTAATACACAGAAACAAGCCGCCTTTTGCCATACGACCTCTACCTGCCCTCTTATGCCCAAAAAGTGCTGAGTAGTGTTAAATGGCTTATATTTGCTTTAAATTAGAAAAAGATGATAACAGCAGTAATTTCACATGACAATGATGTTGCCGGACTTTTTAATCTGTATTTAACAGAGGCGGCTGATAACAAGTATTACGAATTTTCGATAAAAGACGGGATTTTAGTTCGAACAGATAAAAGCGATCGGTTTTCGGTTATTACTCCTTTGCTGAAAGGTAGTAAGGAAGATATTGAGAAAGTGACAAGTTTATTTAAGGAACCTTTTAAGTTTGAATAGTATGTATCAGGTAATAGAACAGACTTACGAGGAGAAGGTAGAAATGTACCGGAATATTGACAAGGAAGAGTTGATCAGTATGTTAATTCAGGCGAATTTGGTTATTTCTTCACTGAAGCCGGTTGTTTCTTATGTGGATGAGCCTAAGAGTTTTACTATTGGAGATTCTGGTCTTGTGTATGAATTAGTTTAATTCAGTCGAATCTGACGGAATAAGGATTATCTTTGTTTTGTCTCTGAACCAGTAATTAGCTGGTGTAGGAAACGCTCTACAATCTTGCTGGATAAAAGCCTTCGATATAACAATTGGAGGCTTTTTTATTTGGACTCATTCTAAACTGAGTTGTTACGTATTATGTAATAGGTGAAATAGTGCTTCCGCCGGTTCTGACTGATCGATTTTGATTAAAACAGAAGTGTTAAAATTGATTTGAAAAAAGTTTTATCTGTACGATGGAACGACCGCATTTTTGAATCAGAATCGCCGCTTTTGAGTGTTTTTGGAAATGTTAAAATCGGCTATTTTTGTTGATAATTCTCCGTATGTATTCGGATATATGGTGAATAATGGTTTATCTTTGGGAGATAAAACCAAAAAGAAGATGATCAAAGCGTCAGAATTAAGAATTGGGAATTTACTAGAGTTCTCCAATGGCATTGAGCCAGCTAAAATAGTAATGGTAGGCAGGAGATTTTTTTCATCTGCGGCAATTGAGAAGGAAGATGGGGATTTTAATGTAACTCCTTATTATCGAGGGATTGTTCTTACCGAACATTGGCTTATCCGGTTTGGGTTTTTCAAGTACAATAATGCTTGGGTGCTGAGTACTCCGAAAAGCAATTCTATTGAATTTGAGTTTAGTATATGGCAGGATCTGAGCTATAATACCGGGGAGATCAAGCCGGAATTGAAATATGTGCATCAATTACAGAACTTTTTTTCCTCTTTGATGGGCAAAGAACTTGTCCTAGACTCAGTTCCCACCTCTTCCACTGCTCCCGACAGCACCACCGCAAAGTAATCTGACTAATTTTCAGTTACTTAGTACAATTGTTAATAAGATGCTTACGTATATTATCGGATAGCGTCGTGTGTGTGGTACATTTGAGGTATGGAAAACGAAGAAAGAAAGCCAAAGTATCAGGTAGGTGATCAGGTAAGAGTTGTAAATTATGGCTCTTTGATTTGGATCAGTAAGAATCAGACTCCAGAAGAACTGAAGATGTATGAGAATATGTTGAAAAACATCTATCATGATGACGAAAAGGTGTGGTGGGTAGATATGGGTAAAGATCTTATTGGCAAAGTAGGAACGGTTGGCACTGTTTCGGTAACTCAAGGAGTTCCGGCATATTCATTAGATGGCATTCCGGAGAAAGCATCCTGGTATCAGGAAGGACAATTAGAATTTGTTACCGGGAGAAGAGGCGGCAAGTCGAAAAAAGAAATAATTTAACTCTATAAACCATACCACCATGAGACTAACCCGTTACCAGATCGATGCGATCATTTTGCAGGTCAGGAGTGATGAAAAAAAGCAAACAGCTTTAGGATTAAGTAAGATCCGCAAGCAGTATTCCGGTAATGCTAAAATTCTAGCTGCCAAGTACCACAAGTCTTTACAACAGATTCCGGCATCAGTACGCCAATTGCTGAATATTGAGTTCTATTCCATTGGTGCTATTCAGGAAAGATTGATCAAGCAGATTGTCCCGAAAGAAAAGGCGATTTCTTATGAAGACCTCCGCCGCAAGATCATCCTGGCCTCCATCGATGCCACTACAGTAGAGGAATTAAAACGTAAACTGAATATTAAATTCTAGGATGCCGATAGACTACAAGAAATATCCCGTTAATTGGAAAACAGAAATCCGTCCTGCAATATTAAAAAGGGCGAATGATTGCTGTGAGTTTTGCGGGTTAGAAAATTATTCTATTGGATACCGAAACGAAAATAATATTTGGAGTGAAATAGAGAAATCGTTTGCCGGAGATATGATTGCTGAGGACGCAAGAGAAATGGGGTATAAGGTTATTAAAATAGTTCTCACCATCGCACATCTTGACCACGACATTACTAATAACGATTACAACAATCTCAAAGCCCTCTGTCAAAAATGCCACCTGAATTATGACAAAGCACATCACTCAAAGAACAACAGAGTAACACGAAATTTAAAAAAAGGATTACAAAATTTATTCTAAATGAAAACCTCCCTTACCCTAAAATCCATTTCCTACCAGCTTCAGACACATGATTCTTTCATGGTAGTTGATAACGATAAAAGTACGGATATAGAAACAGTGTTCAAGCCGCTGTTTGTAAAGAAAGATCTTCCGGTAGTGGAATTTACCATCCGTATCCAGACGGTAGAAAAGTTTGAAGTCTCCCGGTATTACATGGTCCACTTTGAAGGTCATGATCACACTCCGCCGTTTGTGTTCAGAAGTATCTCAGAGGACTTATTAGAGTGTACAGGAACTCTGAATAACTTAGATTTGTATGGAATAAGCGATGCAGAAATTTCTCCGGTAGTGACCGGTGCCGGTATCCGGGAAAGTAGTTTAACAGGTATAACAGAACATTTATAACTAAAAAAAATAAAAATGATACTATTAGGAATTATTATCGTGATTTTAGTCTGTATTGGAATAGCAAAGCTGATTGATAATGCAGAAAAAAGAGAGGAAGGACGCAAACTTGCAGCAGCAGATCCTCAGCAACGTGGGCTTTATGGAGGCATAGGTTCAGGTTCATTATATCATACAATGGATACAGTTTCTATCAAAAGAGAAAAGGTGGCGAGGACTTCAACTCAGGCAGAAAGAGATGATGATGACGAAGAGCAAAGAAAAAAGAGAAGCAGAGCGTATCCAGATCCTTTAATGCCAATTGTACCTCTATATGTTGATATTCCGAATACGGGTTATATTGCAGCAGGAGATCCGGTTGGTTCAGAATTACACTTTTCAGGTTTTGGAGGTGGCGAGTCTGGTGGAAGTGGAGCCGGCGGATCATATAGTGAAAGCGGAAGTTCAAGTTCTTCTTCCGGGTCTTCTTATTCAGACTCAGGTTCAAGTTATTCTGATTCAGGTAGCAGCAGTTCTGATTGTTCATCATCTTCATCTGACTAATCATGACCACTAACGCAACCATCGGCCTTATCAGTGCACTCTGTTTAGGACTTGTTATCCTCTGGGATTACTTCAGGAGAAAGAAAGAGAGAGTGATTTGGTTGAAGACGTATAATAAAACTCCGGATTATGGAGTGGAAGAAGGGAAGATTCATCACGTTTTTCAAAAGCCGTTCACATATATATGGCATAATGGAAATGCTCCTGAAGGCGATCTTCCCACTCACGAAAAAGTCCTCGAAGACATTAAAAAAGTAGAAAAGATCAATGACACACCACACCCTCCACAAGATCACCGCTAAGATCCGTAAACTTCGTATTGAAGCCGGTTATAGCAGCCATGTAGACTTTGCAGAAGAAGTTCCCATGAACAGAAGCTCTTACTGTAAACTGGAAGGCGCTGCTCCCAATATGACCATGAAGACTCTGCTCAGGGTGCTGGCAGTACATAATCTAACATTAAAAGAATTTTTTAACGATATAGAATAATGAAAACCGAAGAAAAGATCTCCGAACTTGCCCGGATCCAGCTGGCAGCACAAAAGAATAACCTGGTGGCTATTGAAGCCAATCAGTATTCCTATAACTTAGGACAAGCCATGCACAGAAGAGACGAAGAAGCTGTGAAAATGTGGGGCGAAAAACTTGAAGATGCCAGAGGTCGGCTGTTCACCGAAGAACAGATAAAAGACAATATTCTTATTCTTGAAAATATACTTAAATGAAACTACTCTACCTCTTATTAGTCCTTCTTACTTTTGAAGGCTGTAATTCAGATCCTGCATATACTTTCTTGGGTATCATGCTTGGAGCTATCGGTGCTGCTGGATTATTTGTCGTTCTGTTTTTCTCGTGGCTGAATAAATGTGAAAAGGGAATGGAGGAGAAGTTATGAAGACAATCGAAGAAATAGTAAATCGGATTGAAGAGATACTAAAGGATGAATCTAATATTAACGGTATTTTGTTTAGTGCTGAAGAGGTAAAAATAGTATTGGATGCACTTAAAAAAACAACTGACTAACAACTGTTAATAAAAAGCACAAAAAGTTTCAAAATGCCCTTTTTTATTCCCTAAGTTTGCATAAACCACATCACGATGTTGCAAACGGCAAGTTTTTCCACAAAAAGATTCCCGTATTTCTTTATGATAGATGCCTCTACTCCGGTAGGGGTATTTTATTATACGTACTACGCAGAGAAGCAGGAAGGATTTCAGTTTAGCATTGTTTACTACTAAAAATTCCACATGACACTATCAAATGAAATTACATGGGTGAAATTTTCCATGGAAATTTTTAAAGGCAAAGAGATCTACAACAAGAAAACCGGAATCACTCTTCTCCGCTGGCAAGCCTATCCACTGATCAAAGACAGATGGCAACAGGTACTTGCTCACGAAGACCTGACCTACGGATGGAGAGAGAAAGAGCAGTATGTCAACGGGGAATTTGAAGGTCAGTACGTGAAGCAGGTAAAAAGAAGAGGAAACGAATACAGAAACAAGAAAAATGTTCGAGTTAACAGCAACGATACACAAGATATTAGTACCCAAGAGGGTGAGTAATGATCATTACGTTCTTCCGGTAATTATTGCTCACGATCTGGATGGGCGCATGCAGTACAGGTACATGCAGATAGTCAGAAGCGGAGTAAAGGAAAAGATGACCGGTTTTACCGTAGGTGACAACGTAAAACTGAAAATCGCCCTGAAAGGGAAAGAAAAAGGATCTCAGTACTATAACCTGGACGAAATTACAGGAATTGAAAAAGTAAACTAAAAAGAAGATGATAAATGTATTGATTGTTCTATTTTTTTGCCATTGGCTGGCGGATTTTACATGGCTTTCTACAACTTGGATGTTAAATGCCAAAAGATTAGGGAAGCCACTATTTCCAATATTTGCACATGCAGCAGTACATGCGTGGATTATGTTTTTAGCATTATTATTAATGGGATATAAAGATCCTAAAATGATATTTACTTTATACATCATTCAATTAGCCACCCATTTTGTAATTGACGTATGGAAAGGTAGAATGAACGGTTGGTTTCCTGCGCTACAAAATCCCGCTAATAAATGGCATTGGGTTGTTTTTGGATTTGACCAATTTCTGCATGCGCTTGTAATATTATTAATGGCTAAATACTTATTTTCATGAACTTCACCACACACCAGACGCACTATTTCTTCGGGACAGACATTTCCTCTGTTCACTTATTTCCAATTGCAATCGGGCTAATCATACTTGCGATCATTATCATTCAAACAGATGCGTATCTGCATGAAAAGATGAATTTGCCTGTAGATTGCGTATCTCCGGAAGACAAAGTTCACTTTATTCACAAAGGAGATAATTTCACAATGACCGTAGAGCAGAAAGAGCTGTTCGATCAGATGATGCCAAAGGATAAGGATTTGTTCTGCCGTGATATGAAGAAAATGGTCAAAGCACGATTAAAGAACGAAGCAGAGATTGCTGCTAACCTGAATAAGAATTCCAACAAAAAAGAAGATAGAATCAAGTACCTATGAAAGAAATCGAAGACACATTAACTGCCCTGCTCCCACATGGCATCACACCATCGCTGATTGTTTTAGGATTCAAGCAACAGGAAGAACTCAGGGATTACTTTCAAGACAATAAAGTAATGATGAACCTTTCCGGAGATGCAGGAGATTTTCCATGTTTCTCGTGGAACGGTTGCACAATAGATATTGTGACCTCGGAGAAAGAAGATTACTGTAAGGCGTATGGAAATAAAACGTTTAATTAAAAACCAAAAAGAAGATGGAAGAAAACAAATTTTACGATCCAACCTGTATTGTTACAGGAAAATCATCAGGACTACACATGCACGCATTGAGAAATGAAAAAGGTGAAATGGTCGGGTGGATATTTGTCAACAAGGCTATTAACTTCGATTCTCCTATAACCAAGTTGGGAATTAAAAATCAACTGAAAGAGATTTATCAAAGTATTAAAGTAGAGGATTAATGATCCGCAATATCCGCTACCAAGCCTACTATATCAATAAGTGGTACGATATAGAACGATTTGAGCTGTTCACTAATGGCTCTATGCTTCCTACTAAGTTTGCAGGATTCACTGTTCCAATCGTCCGACAGAAAATATCGTACATTCGTCAGTTCACTGATATTCAGGACAAGTACAAAGTAGATATCTGGGAAATGGATTGCGTGAACTACAAAACAGAAACAGAAGATGTGATCGGAGTAGTGGAATTTGATACCAAGATCTTCATGGGATGGGTGATCCGGACCAATAAAGGTCTTTTAAAAATAGCCGATGATGCAGTCAGACCGGATGATCTGCAGGTAATCGGAAATGCAGTGAAGAGTCCGGAGTATATGAGGGTTATAAATAAAAAAGAAAAAGAAGATGACAAAAATATTCTTTGATACCGAATTCACGGGTTTGCACCAAAACACGACACTTATCAGTATTGGATTGGTGAGTGAATGTGGCAAAACATTCTATGCAGAATTTACAGATTACGATAAACTGCAAATAGATGAATGGTTGCAGAAAAACGTTCTTGATAATTTAATCTATGGAAAGAATCGAAGTATTCAAATTCAAGGATATCCGGATTGGTACTATGGCAATACAGAGCTTATAGTAAAAGGACTGACAAGTTGGTTATCACAATTTGAAAGTTTGGAAATGTGGTCCGATTGCCTTTCTTATGATTGGGTTTTATTCTGTCAGCTATTCGGACACGCATTCAATATCCCTAAAAACGTTTACTATATACCATTTGATATATGTACTTTAATGAAGGTTAAAGGAATTGATCCAGATGTAAGCAGGGAAACATTTGTAGGAAATATGCTCGAGGTGAATGATGAACTTCATTGGGGTGGAGATGGACTAAAACACAATGCACTTTGGGATGCTTATGTAATAAGAGGATGCCATAAAAGACTTGAAACACTATGAGCACCTTCATCGAAGACTTAAAATCAGAAGTCAAGGAACTACAAAAGCATGGACTTGAGAATTCACTGGTAGTGGTCAATGCTTTTCTGGATAATCCGGACAAGCGGTTATTCATTGCTATCAGTAAACTGGTCAATGCTCTTGCAGCAGAAATAGAAAAACTGACAGAAAATGGAGTTACTGACTTGTTAAATGGAGATGATAAAGTCTTTGAAAGAGCCAATGTAATCATTACTAAGTTCGGTGAATACTGCAAAGTTCTTTCAGCAGGAAAGGAAATTTCAGGAATGATATCAGAGAAAGAAGAAGATGATGAAGATTTTCTGACCAATCAGGCAAAGAAACATCAGAAAGCAGAAGGTAAATGAGTATTGAAATCATAAATAAGGACAACCGAAAGTGTCCTTTTATTTTTACAGGTCATCCCAAAAACTTCAAGACTAAGTTAGAAGAGCAGAAGTATTGGGCTGAAGAGTACAAGCGCTGGCTAGAAGGGTATAATGGATTAACAGGAAGACATTATTTCTATTTAAGTATGGGGCACCTGAAGCCAGTTCAGGGTATGCCGATTAGACCGGTATGGAGAGATGTGGATGCGATGATTTTTGAATCCGATGCAGAAACACGCAGAATTGGTCACACACTTAATATAATAAAGCGAAGAGAGGTCGGATTGACTTCTGTTTATGGCGGTAATGAACCGATCTATAATTGTCTGACAATGCCAGGATCAATAAACTTGATTACTTCCGCAGATAAGACAAGGGTGAAAAACCTTTTTTCAGATAAAACAATGTTCTTTTTTGATCATCTTGAGTTACCGGATTATATGATTCCGCACAAGAAGTCTGAACGTCAGGAAGGATTTTTGAACTTGGCTTCCAAAAAGAACAAAGGTGGTGTCGGTGCAGGATCTCAAGTGTATTGTCTGGAAACTGCCGATAATGATAAAAGCGCAAAAAGATTCGAAACTTTCCGGGCAATGAGTATCTTTTTGGATGAATTATTCTTACATCCAAGAGCTGACACGGTATTTAAAAGTTCTCAGGCCTGTCTTCGTCAGTCTTTCGAAACCATCGGGCACATGGTAATTGGTGGAAGTTGTGGTGGAGAAACCGCAGATGAAATTGCTACTCTGAAGAAAAATGCCAACATGGTTGAAGAGATGATCGGTGATGCCGATGCTCTTGATATGACTGTTGTTTTTATTCCGGGAACATTGGGGATAAATGGCGCAGATGAATTGGATGACAATGGAAGAAAGACAGGAAACCGACTTTCTTTTATGGAAAACGGTTATTCAAATGTTGAAAAAGCGAAGGAATGGATTGAAAAGAAAAGAACAGCATTAAAAAGAGCGAAGGATCAGTCTCACTATAACAACTTTGTCAAGTCCTATCCTCTGACAATTGAAGAAGTTTTTGAAATAAATCGGGCTGGTATCATGCCTCCGGAAGTCTACGAAAATCTTCAGGCTGCGAAAATTAAGATTGAAGAGAAAGGTGGAAACAAGTTCTTTTCCATGCGGAAAGATTCTCAGACAGAGAAATTCGAAATAAAAGAGAATCCGAAAGGTAAATTTGTGATCATTGCGGATCCGGATCCCGTTAAAACCTATTTAGCCGGGATTGATCCTATTCCTTTTAATCAATCTTCCATAGCAGACGAAGGTTCAGAATATGCTTTGATGGTGTATTGTCTGGAAGATGAAGCGCCGGTAGCGTATTATGCAGAGCGAAATCTGGACGCTGATTACTGTGTTGGTCAGGGAATTTTGCTGCAAGAACGATATAAGTCGATAGAATTTCCAGCAGGGGCACCAGCAATGATTGAAAATAATCGAGGTGAGGTGGCTATTCGTATTTACAAAGAAGAAGAAAAGTATGTTTTACTTGCTAATCGGCCTAAGAATCTGGGCTTTATCTACGAGGAGAAAAGTGCCGGCGAAAAGAAAGGTTGGTACAGTAATGATAAAACGATTGCCAGGGCGAATACTTATGCAGTAAATATTTTAAAATCCTACGGAGATCGAATTGGACTTCGAAGGCTCGTAGATGAAGCGGCTAGATGGCCAACAGGTAACAATGACTTGTTCGATGCACTGAAAAGTCTTGGACTATTCCGGGAAGAGTACATATTGGGAAAGAAAAAGACTCAGAAGATTGGAGTGAAATATGTAGACATTCCGTATTACGCTCCTGATAAAAGTGGTCGCATGGTTCGTCACTGGAAAAGACAGGAAATCAAATGATCGATCAGGCAATTTTAGATAATCATGGCTTTTTAAGAAAGCGAACACCTAATCCGGCATATAATCAGCCGGGACTGGGACGATTTGAAGTACTGATCAATCCAGAAAAAGAGGAGTATGATTTCAAGGAGCACATCGCTATTTTGTCCGATCACTTTGACGTTATTATTCAACACAAAAACGGAGAAGTATTGTATAGAGGAGAAGTTCGGGATGAAGCACATTTTGAGCAACTTTTAAAGAGTATGGAAGAAAAGTGTCTTGCTATCCGGACCGCTGAAGAGGTGGCAAAGAAGAAAGATAAATTTGCTAAAAAGACGAGAAAATGACGAAAGTGAAATTAAAGACGATTATTAGGAAGGAATATAAACCAACTGTAATCGGAACTTGGGCGGAGATAGTGGAATTTCCGGGAACCAGAGTGAATACAATCACTAATGAATTACTGGCTATCAGTCTTAATATATTTTTAGGTACTAAAGATAATTTTAAGAAATTCCTTACTTCAACTTATGATTATAAGGATTTTGGATCGAAGGCTTATCAGGCTGTATTTGTGTCTTTTGAATTTGATGACAGAAAGTGGAACTGGATTAATATTCCCCAGATGGAGTTTACGGCTGAAGATTATGGTCTTTTTGTCCATGAACTACATCATTTTGTTCATATAGCGCTTCAGAACTGCGGTCATCGTTACGATATAGAGACTACTGAAGAACTATATGCTTCTGCTTGCGGATGGTTTATGGAAATGTCCATGCGTGCATTTGCTCAACTCAGAATATATGAAGCTGGGTTGAAAGTAAAAAAGAAGAAGAATTAAGCGACAAAATTTTTAATTCCTTGTTTATTTGACCATTATCCCTTGTTATTTTGTGGGAATGGGCTTTGAAAAAATTCCTTTAGAGGGAAGATCTGAATATTTACCGTCTCAGTTTGCAGACAAAACACCTTTATGGTGTTACGATAATGTACGCTATTTCCTTACCTACTATAATAACCGGAACAATTCCGCTTATTCTACTATGGTAGGTGACAATGCCGCAAACGGCGTGGGAAGCGGAGATCCTTTTATTACCAGACTTCCGCCGGTTCAGCACATGATCCGCATGATGCTCTATTATTTGGGCATGCAGCCCAATATGGACTATGCCTTTGTAAATGATGACCTTTCCCAGACTACCATGCAGTCCCTTTGGATCAATAACCAAACGGTGAAGGAATTTGTGGATTATTTCAAAGGAAATATGATGAGTAAGATCGTCCGGGCGAACTGGACGGGAAAACCATTATCGGAAAGAGCCACTGCAGAACGTACTAACGCATGGAATAAGGAAATGATGGCTTACGACCTGAAACCTTATTTAAAGAAAATAGCCGAACAATTTGATGTCAATGTTAATGCCGGCCAGCAGGATTTTGAACTTCCTGAGCAGGTAGAGAAATGGATGGAAACTACCTGGAAAGAGTACGGTGCCGAACTGGTAAGTGACATTTCCAACGGTATCTGGTTCTCGGAACAGTGGTGGAAGAAAGTGCTTCAGGCATTCATGCACATTGTCATTACTTCCCAGGGCGCCATGCACCATTATGTAGTCAACGGGAAAGCCAAGCAGGAGATCATTCCACCGTATGAACTGATCTTTGATAACCGGTCGGATGATGATTATGGTGAAGATGATCAGTTTATCGGAAGAGTCCGTTCTTTTACTCCTAACGAACTTTTTTCCCGTTATCCAGAACTGACCAAAGCCCAACGAAAAGAAATTGAAAATACTCTTGCCTCCGGAGAACTGAGAGGCGCTTATAATACAGCCCCAAATATCCTTTGGTGGGGAACTCGGCCGAAAAGAAATACCGTTTCCGTAGTTGAAATGTACTGGCGGACCAAGCGGAAGACCAATAAACGCATGGTCGTAACCGATACCGGAGAAGAAAAGCTGGCAAAAGCCGAAGATGATGATCCGACACAATTCATTCATGATGATGTGTATCAGACTACGGTAATCGGGAATATGTTTGCCGGAAGAATGGGCTACATCAGTAATTTAGTTGAAGATTTTGATGATTCTTCAAAACCTTTGATGCCGATCATTCGCTTCCGTCCGAACACTTTAATGGGAGAATCGATCAGTGAAGTATCGCGGATTGCTAAAATTGTGGATGAAGTGGATTACCTGGATTACAAAATCCGGGAAATGGTGGGAAAGGCAAAAGGGAAAGTGTATTGGATCAACGGAGAGCGTTTTGATGAAGCATCCGGATTCCGTGGCTTTTTGGAGAACATCAATGCCATGGGTATCCATGTGGGTATGCCGTCCGGAGAAGACGAAAAAGCCGGTAATGCAGTGGAATTAATTGACTGGACGCTGGATCCGAACATCGATAAACTCTGGAATCTGACCAAAGAAAAGGAAGAGCGCATGAAAAAGATCATGAGCACCTCTGATATTTCCATGGGTCAGCAGCAGACCTATACCGGTTATAAAACCACTCAAAGTACAATTGCCCAGAACTCACTCGGTACCGCTTACCTGTTCGATGGAACAATGGAGTGGATCGTATTAAATATGAGGTATGCGGCCAATGTGCAGAAAAACATCTTCTGTGCAAATGATGATCTGGAAGCATCGATTGTAGTAGGTGATAGAGGAGTAGTTCAGTTAAAACTGTGGGAAGGTCTTTCTTTCGAACAGTTATATGTAGAACTCAATGTCAATGACCGTTTTGACGAAGAGCAGAAAAAGGCACTTTCAGATGTGGCTTTAGCCAATGCTCAGAATAAAGAGATCACGATGCTAGATTGGATCAAGATCATGAAAGCAGATTCACTTACTGTTGCCGAAGACATTATGGAGCAATCCTTAAAAGAAACAGAAGTACGGAAAGAAAAAGAAGCGGCAATGGCCAATCAAGGAGCTACCAGTCAGATACAGGCTCAGGGTATGGTAGAAGCGGAACTTCAGCAATTGAAAGATGACAATGCCAATTTCAGGACCGTGTTCACGGAATTGAGCAAAAGTATGGCTCAGACGCAAGAAATGGTAATGCAAATCTTGCAAAGTCAGCCACCGGCTTCTCCACTTCAGGGACAGATGGCGGGTGCCGATCAGCAACAAAGTGCCCCAATTCCTCAATAAAGCGACAAAATTTTTAATTGCGTGTTACAGAAGTGTAAGACGAACATAAATTCGTAAAAAAAAGAAGATAAAATGTTAGTACCAGAGACAAACAAGATTCAGGAACGTCAGGTTTCTGAGCAAATGCCAAGTGATCCAAGTAAGATCATGGAGACATTAATACAAGGATTACCGGTAGATGATGAAAAGAAAGAAGAAGAGCCGGTAATTGAAAAACAAGATGATGATGTTCCGGCGGAATTAGAGGATAAGCCCAAAAAACAGCCGAAAAAGACTAAAAAGGCAGAAAACGAAGAGAAGAAGGAAGAGACGCCGGTAGTAAAAGAAGAGAATAAAGAGGGGGATGACGATCTTTCGGATGCTGACAAAGCATTCATAGCAGAAATGGAAGCGGATACTCCTGCGGGAGAAACAACCACAACCACTACTGCTACCGATAAAAAGGAAAAGACAGAGGAGAAACGAACTCCTACTGAAAAAGAAGTGGCTTATGATCGTGCGGTGAGCAATCCGTTCATCAAAGCAGCACTGACGTTCTTTGAAAATGGAGGCAATAACCCGAAAGATCTTATTAAAGAGCTGGGGTTAATGGAAACTCCAAAAACGATTGAAGATTACATCCGTCAGGAAGCAATAGATGCCGGTATCAGTGGCGAAGCACTGGACAAAGCGATCGCTGAAGAGATGGATGAATACGAAACTCTGACTTCAGTACAGAAAGCCAAAGCCCTGAAAAGATATCAGGAAACGGACAAACAGTTGCTGGACAAGAAGTTCGAAAATTATATTGTTGACAAATCAAAAGAGAGAGAAGTGATTCAGAAAATACAGACTGAGGCTACTTCCCGCTTACAAGAAATAGTGAAGGATAAAGTCGGCCAAAAGATAGCTGGTGAGCTTATAGATGAACCTATGGCTCAGGAGATATTGAACCGGGCTGCACTGACTGCCATTCCAATATATGATGACAAGGGAAATCTTGCTGGTTACGATGATCTTGAAAACTCAGTAGAAGATGCCATTTTTACCTTATTCCGCAAACGGATACGTAAATATGACTATCAACTGGGATTCAAACAAGGAGCCAAGAAGCATTTGTCTGAAAGGCATCGCCCATCCGATAATACGGTAACAGATGCGTCTCCTATCTTGAATGAATCGAAAGATGAAGAAAAAGAGCAGGTGGATACACTGATAAAGAATATGGGTTCGGGGATGCGTGCAAAAAGTAATTAACTAACTAATTTAAAAAAAACTAATGGCAACTCCAAATCAAGTAGCAGTCAATTTTGAGAATAACGCTATTCTCAATGCGCTGAACCGACCTGATAAGTCGAGTGTGGTTTATGACCTTTCAGGAGGTTATAACTTTATTGACACTATCGTAACGAAAAACACTTCCCCAAGATCGGTAAACGGTCTGGAAGGTAAATTTGAAAAACCGATCATCGGCCGTTCTGACACCGGAACACTGGTAGCATCGAACTCTTTATCAGGAACTAACCTGATCATCACATTCTCTGATCCTACATTCTTAGGATATCGCGAAACAGAAGTAATTTCTGATGGTACTGCAGCTAACAACCAGGGACGTATCGTATCGGTATCTCCGGGAACAGTTACTGTTGAACCAATTGGTGGTGCTACTACCATGGCTACCACTCAATTCCCTGCAGGATCGTATGCGGCACGTATGTTCCAGTTATCCATTAACCGTGGATCGACCGGTATCACATCGCTATACGAAGAACCGTTCTATGTATATAACTATACATCGATCTCCCGTGATTCAGTAGACTTCTACCGCCGTGACTTCTTCCAGACTTACCCGCTTTACAATGGTAAATACTGGATGTATGCTCAGGAAAAAGTAATGATGGATCGTTTTGCCCGTGGTATCGAAAGAAAAGCTCTTTTAGGTAAACGTGGTCAGAACATCACAACTGCATCAGGTGGTGGTAAATTCAATTCATCTCAGGGTCTTCGTGATGCTATCCTTGATCCGGATCGTGGTGGAACGTACCTGTCTTTGTCCAACGTGATGACTCAGGGACAATTTGAAGCCTTCTTAGGTCAGATCGCCGATCGTAAAAACGCATCTAAATACAAGATTCAGTTAGGTGTAGGTCGTGGTGCATTGAATGCAATCCAGAACTTTGTTCGTCCTTATATCCAGTATGCCGGTTCACAGAACACTTTTGGTGGTCAATCAGTGAAAGGTGTGGATGTAATGTACTATGCACTCAATGGTATCGAAGTGGAAATGGCAATGATCCCGCTATTCAATGACAGAGAGCAATTCCCTGCCATGAGTACAATTCCGGGAACAGCCGCCTTCACCCGTATGCAGTACACGATGATCGCTTTTGATATGGATAATTATCCGACAAAAGGTGGTGGTGTGGCTCCTGCAATGGAGAAAGTGTACTTCGGAAACGAAGAGATGGTTTATGGTTACTTACCGGGAATGGTAGGTTCTGCAGCACAGCAAATGGCTTCAGGAGAATTCAGAACATCAGGAAACATTGCGGTTTCTGATCGTGACGGATCTTCAATTCAGCTTTACTCTGATTTCGCATTTGACTTTATGCCGTACCGTATGGGATGGGCTGAAATGTCTTCTTAATCATTCACAATCTAAAAAAAAACAAAAAACCATGTCAAATTTCAATTATAATTTCTCGTTAGGATCGGCTGGTACGGTGACTGCTGCTGCGGCAGATATCACTGTCAACAACCACATCTTAACTATTGGAGCAACAACACTTGCTCCACTTCCGGGAAGACAGCAAATTGATGTTCGTATGATCGAAAAGGCGGCGCTTGTGACTGCAGTAGCAGAAACTTCAGCCGTATGGACGATCACTCCGACAGCAGCAGCTTCTCAGGAATTCTCGATCCTGATCACTCAGATCATCAATGGAACGGCTCGTCAGATGGTAGCAACTGCCTACTCACTGGCTTCCGGATCAACAGCGACAACGATCTGTAATGATCTTCGTGCTCAGATCAATGCCAACACAACGATGAAGATCACGGCTACAGGAACAACAACGTTGATCCTTACAGCTCAGTCAACGTATCCGATCATCGCTTCGGTGTCTCAGGTATCTCTTGGGTCCACTCCGGGTGTGTTTGCATCGATTACTAATACGACTCCTGGTGTAGCTGCCAGAGGTACGTATGCACAGTTGATCGCTCAGGGCGTAGATTCTACGATCATCGTTGCCGGTCAGTCGTACACGAACTTCCGTTTGCTTTACAGAGCAGCCTCTGTAAATGATCCGGCAGGAAATGTATCCCAGATGAGAATCGGGTTGAATCTCTATATCAATGCAGGTGCTACCAATTATGCAGCCCTTGCTACACGATTAGGAGAGATCATCGATGGATTCGGTGCTGCTGTAACTACCGCAGATCCAGAATTCCTGGCTCTTGCAGGTAATTAACAATTAACCAATTAGTGAGGCAGAGAAATCTGCCTCACTTTATTTTATAAAAAGAAGAAAAACAAAAAAAAGAAGATGAAAAGAGAAATTAAAGTATTGCCGACACTCTTCACAGACTGTCTGTTTCCGGGATCATACATCCACAGAGGCGTAAAAAGAGTTCTGATCAGTGAATATGAATTCAAGGAATTCCCTGCCAACACACCATTAAAAGACATTCCCGATGAAGTGAATTTTTCATTCGGAAAGAAAAGAGCACAGATGATTCTTTCATGGGAAACCAAAGAAGATGGAACTGCGCTTGATCCATGGAATGACGGAAAACGAAATACCGTAGAACGCTTTTATATGGAGCACCCTTCTACGATGATCAACGGAAAGTTCCATAAATATTCCATTCCTAATCAGGGGCTTTATTTTGACCTTGTGGATGTGAACATGAAAGTGGTCACTGACTACCAGGAGTGGGAAACCAAAAACAAAATTGCCGGATTCTTAAATGAGCAGTCTTTTGAAAAGATCCGCGACATCGCTTATTTCTACAGTGTGATTCCAACCGGAAAAACACAACGACAACTGGTGCTGGAACTGGCGGATTTCAACAAAGGAAAACTGTTCGTAAAAGACATCAACCAGAACTCATTGGCCGACAACTTTGTATCGATCTGGATCAAAGAAGATCAGGGCGATAAGAACTATGTGGTCAATGTCAAGAAAGCGATTTCTCTGAACATCATCGAACAGCGAATGAAAGATGGTGTAACGGCTTATTATGTAGGTACCGATCTGGTCGGAACTTCTGAAACCGATGTAGTGAAATTCTGCAAGCTGAATCTGGATGTGTATGAAAAAGTGATCGTTCCGGGTATCCGCGACTATGACAATTTCTCTTCGGAAGAAGCAGCCTCAGAAACAGAAAAGAATATGGTCAACATCGTTCCTTCTGATATGGCACAGATCATCCGCAAAAGAAGTCACGCACTTGATTTGTATGATGAACTGTTCAAGAGCAAAGCCAATGGCGGATTAGGTCTTGGAACAGCGGTAAAAGTAAAGCGTAAACTGATTGAACGTCCGGATATCAGTATTGCCAAACTGGATGAATTCATTCAGACCATGGAAATACAGAAAGCGGAAATCCTTCAGGAAAGAGCAGAAGCATAATAAATTAACTTTTAAAAAAGAAAATTGATGAATAAGCAAGAAGCAATCAACAGCCTTCCGAAAAAAGAAGATCTGTATAATGACCTACCGGGAGCCGCTGCCGCATGGCAGAATGTGCCGGATGAGGTAAAGTTCGAACTGATCAAAGATGGTTCGGTCAGTGTTGATCATGTGACTTTACCCGGTCAGACGATCGTGTATCTGTCAGATGCAGCAGAAACAAGTCAAATAACGTCTAAAAAGTCTTCCAAGAAAGCTAAAGACGAAGAATAGTGATTCATGTGGTGTGAATTTTATAAGTCCCGTTCTCTTTTAAAAGAAGCGGGACTTTTTACTATTTACCAAGCGATGAAAATTCACTGTTTGTGTAAAAATCACTGACTTTTCGGTTTACTTTGTAGTTATGACAAGTGGCCTTGAACTAAGAAAATACTTCGAGAACAAAATTGACAAGAGCTATTCCAAGTTTGTAGACAACATCAAGCTGAATCGCATCTTCAAGATGGCGCTTTCCAATCTCTCGGAGAAAAAGTATATGGGACTCCAAACCCAGAAAGAGTATGATGAGATGCGTTTTGCCATTCATACGGAAATGGTGTTCCCGATCAGCAACAATAAGATCTCTATTGCTCCGCTGATGATAACTAATATTACTACTGCCGGATTTATTGTTACTATCACCACACTCACCGATCACAATCTGGATGTCAATCAAGTGGTGAATATTTCAGGTGTGCAGGGACTCACCACTACTCCCAATATCAATGGAGAGATCACGGTCTACAACATCTCTTCTCCCAATACCTTTTCATTCATTGCTACGTTCATTGGTGGTACGTACACTGCTGATACCGGCATCATCACGCATAACCGGATGATCGATGATTATCTCCACTTGTTTGCCGTAAAATGCAAGACAAAAGAAAATATCAGAGGTCTGCAAGTGGCTCAGTGCTTAAACCGTACTCCGGTGATCATCATTTTCAATAAGCACAACAACCTGGCAACAGGAGAAAAAATTGTCATCTCAGATCATCCGAACAACGATATCAACGGCACGTTTTACTATGAAGCAATTACTAGCAAAAAAGGAAGATTGTGGATGGATGAAACACGACTTCTTCCTGTAAGAGCAGCAGACAGCAATACGGCCGGCGGAAGTGTATCCAGAGTGTACTATGAATATGCAGAACCTCTGTATTCTGACCGTAAGATCAGTGCTTTCGAAGTCTCTACTCCGAATTCTCCAAAGGTCCAGACTGCCGATGCTTTTTTAAAGTTCTCTCCGGAAACAACAGAGATCACCATCGATTATTTCTCTTCCAATATTGCTCAGGTGGATGTGAGTAACAACACATTTGATCTTGAACTGGTCTATCCGTTCAAGCTCTTAATGAGACTGGTGGATGAGGCGATCATGATCTATACTTCTCCTTCACGGGATGTTTTGCTGAACAACTTAACTGAAAGGGGCACTACTCCATGAAAACATTAAGACAAATTATAGAGAGTGCGATTTCCAGTGTAAGTGGTGGATTATTTGTTGACGATCGCAATATTTCGTCTGAACAAATAGAATACAAAGCTGATGAAGGTCGTTCTCTTTGGTGTATTGATTACTATGCAAAAACAGGAACAATCCATCCCGACTGGATTCAACGGTTTTATCCGGAATACGATTCAGAGATGCAGGAATCAAAGTGTATGACAACATTCTATTGTCCACATATACTCGCCTTCATGGATGGAACTGACGGTTTAAGATACTTCGGAGCCAAAGATGGGTATGCAGATAACTTTACACGGATTCAAAGCAGAGCGCAACTAGCGGCAATGATGAATCACAATATCATGCGTATTGGAAGAAGAAATTATGTCCTTTATCAAAATGGTATTGGAGAGGCATATACAAAAACAAAAATAAATGATCCGATGATGGAAGGTGTTTTTGCCAGACCAACAGAACTGCCTACCTTTAATAAAGACAAAAGCAATTATCCACTAGACAGTGCTGGGGTGGACTACCTAGAAAAGTATCTTACTCAGACAGTATTGAAGATGGAAATTTCTACGCCTAGTGATTCCCGCAGCGATGGAGTTGATTCTAATAAATTACCAAGAGCAGTTAAATGAGCAACACAACCGGATATAATAGCACAATTTCAATCGATCAAGTAATTTCATCGGTTCAGGCTGACTTGGGTATAATGGGAGATAATTCTTACTCGATTGTTATTGAAAAATGGATTAATGAAGCGATAAGGCACACAGGGACAAATCAGTTGTTTGTAAAGCGTCCGGCAATTCTTACTCTTCAGGATGGCAGAGCATGTTTGCCAGTTGGATTCAGAAAACTACTTGGTATAAGAGCAAAAGCTCCTTACACGATTACTACTCCGGGAGGAACGGAAGAGCAACGGATTCGGTATTTGCCGATGCTATATCTTGATACGCCATTTTTAAATGAGTGTGGGGTGACAGTAACCGAAACCAACGAGCAACACGGATTAGGTTACAGAAATTACTTGTCTTCTTTTCAGATAGTTGGTAATGATATTGTGGCGAATGGGGCTATTCCTGATGGAACTGAGATTCAGATATCATACTTAGGATTTTCTGTGGACGAAGATTGCATGCTAATCATACATTCGGATTTTGAAAGAGCATTAAGTGCTTATGCACGCTATAAATTCTGGACGGCTTTTCCTGAACGAAAGCCACAATTCTCAATGACTTTGATGCAGGACGCGAAGCGTGAATGGATCAATCAGAAGAAGTGGTTAAAAGGACTGGCTACGTCACAAGAATTTAATGATAACAAATACATGATCAGACAGTTAAGTAAGGCCTGGTTTGTCGCACAATCAGTTAATCAACCATCATAATAATATGGCAAAAATAAAATGGAGCAAAGAACGAAAAATTGGAGTTTACAAAATATTCTTTGATAAATCTCCCGAATTTTATATTGGATCTTCTTATGATTTGTATGGAAGATTTGTAAGACATACAAAATTATTTAAACGCGGTATTCACACTAAAAAAATACAGGAAGCGTATAATAAAAACGGCGATTATAGTGTTGAGATTTTAACTTTTTGCAAAAAAGAAGAAATAAAAGACATTGAACAAAAATATCTGGATGAAAATAAAAGCAACCCAAATTTATGCAATATAGCTCTTGATTCAAGAGCTTCCCTTAAAGGTTTAAAAAGAAGCCCACAAGCAATAGAGAAGTTAAAAAAATGGATTAGTCAGAATAAAAGTTATTATATAGAAAGGTCTATTGGCAAGAATAATCCAAGAGCTAAAAAAGTCATTAATATAAAAACAGGAAAAGTGTATGGATGCGCTAAGGATGTAGCAAACGAAATAGGAATGGTTGTTACTACTTTTAGGTCTAAGTTATGTAATACTGGCGGATGTATCCAAGATACAGACTATATGTATTTAGATGATTATTTATCTAATAAGGATTGCAGTATGGATGATTTTTTAGCAAATAGAGCAAAAGCGGCATGAAGAAGACAATAGGCGCATTTCAAAATATGGATTTAGAAAACGATCCCTTGGCTATTAGGCCATCGGATTATCGTTCAGCGCTTGATATTTCTCTTTTGTCAGATGGTAATGGAGTCACTCAGTCAGTTGAGCCGGTTATAGGAAATGAATTTACCGAAGAAATGGGATTTGTTTCTGCTCAGACTAAAATCATGAGGATTAAATTGGCAACGGGTTCTGGAAGCTATAATCTTATTTTTAAAAGACTTAACTATATTGTTTTAGGCACAATTACAATTGCTCAAAATGCGAGTGCGGCAACAACTATTGCCAATGCAATTGCAGCAATAAATGCTGGTGTAACCGATGCAGTTATTGTTGGGTCAAGTATTTCTGATTTGACGGTAGATTTAATGATTTCCAATACAACCATTGCTGATTATGCCGAATGGGAGATTTATAATAATAGTACTACAATAGCTGAATTTATTACTATTCAGGAAGCAATTGATTTTGGTGCTGTTGGAGTTTTCAAGCCGATAGGATCATTTGATCTTCTTGGAGACTTATTTAAGTGGGGAGCTAGTGTTGCAGACATTCCATCTGAACTGAATGTATTATCTGTATCAAATGATTCCGGACTCGTTAAGTTAGAAGTGTTAAATCACGGGCTGGTAAATGGACAAGCAATATTTTTAAGTGGAATAGTAGATAACTCAGGAAACGCATTAAATGGTGAATGGATTGTGCAATCGGTTGCAAATGCTTTTGGGGTAATCGATGCTGATCATATAACATTATTTGGAAGTACTTATGACGCTCCATATACTTTAAATAATCCTAAGATTACGATAAACGTATATTCAATGGGACGTATCCAGGTGTCACAAGAAGATGTGATTGCCGGAACAATAAACACAACAATTCTTCTAACGTCCAAACAACTTAATTTAAGAGTAAAGCGACAAATTGATTGTTACTGCGAATTTAACTCCCAATACAGAGCTTTATATTTTACGGATGGTTATAATCCGATCCGTGTTCTTTATTACTACGGACCGTATGTAACAGATGGATTTTTAAATACCTACAGTTACGGAACGATCGGTCAGCAAAGCAGACTTCTTTTACAGGATACCAATGTCACGCTTACTTACAACTCTACTGTCAATGGAATCGGTCAGTTAAAGAGTGGTGATTACAGGTATGCGGTTCGCTTTGTAACAGCCAATGAAGGAGCAACCGGATGGTCGCAACTTTCCAATGTGATCAATATTTATGCAGGTCCATTACTGGTAGGAGATATCGATGGAACGATTACTTCCAAAGCGAATGTTTTTGACGTAACCGGAATTCCTACGGGACTTTTTAAATACATTGAACTGGCGTATGTGATCTATCAGGGAGAAGCCAATATTTCTTTTCTTGCCAGCCGGACGGTGATCACCGGACCTTCCATGCAGTTAACGCATACAGGATTCGGAGTAGAGACAGAAGTGGATCTGGGAACACTGCAGAGTGTGTATGCCGGATACGAGACCGCAAAAAGCATCGATGTTTTAAATAACAAGATGATCATCTCCAATCTGACCACTACTCAGATCAGGGATTTCTCTGCTTTTGCTGAAAGTTTAACGCACTCACTCGAACATGAACTGATTCCCAATGTAGGAATCAGCGCTACTACGGCATTTGATAATTATAAGTACGGAGAATATTTTGATCCTTCCAGCACTTATAACAAAAAGACATTTGTGCATAATGAGACGTATCGGTTTGCCATGCAGGTAAAACTGAAGAACGGTCCATTATTAAGTAATAACTTTTGGATTGATGATATTCGTATTGATACCAGGGCCAATAACAACTTAGCGGATCCGACTTCCAACCGTAGAACTGCAGGACTTCCGGATTACCGGTTAGTGGATTTTGCAGGAACGGGAAATGCGTATGTGACGAAAGTGGTTTTTGGAAATATTGACTGGAATTTTCCGATCGATGGTGTACGGATGATTGATCTGGTAGAGCGTATTTACATCAATCAGGTGGAAATGACTTCTCAGTACAAAGAGATACTGGGAACAGGACTTTGTGTATATTTTGGAAGAGCCTCTGAGAATGCAGCCACTACCGGAAATGATTTTGGTGCTGCTGCTGCCAATTGTCAGGTGCCTACAGGATGGGCAAGCGGAGGATTAGTAGGAGAATTCAACTGGTTCAGTCGGAACTCAGAACTGATCAACGGTACAGCAGCCGGTACTTTTCCGAATCAATACAATGATGCAAGGGTAGTAAAGACACAAGGAATCAAGTATGTTTCTTTCTACTCTCCGGATGATTATTTCAATAACGAATCTTTTGATTACAGGTCCGGCGATCGCATGCTGCAGTTTGTCTCTCAGGACAGAAGCATTATTGACAGCAATCAGACTACTCAGGGCTATGAAGAAAATGCGTTCAAAGGCAAGTACCTGGAACTTTTAGGAAGTACAGGAAGTACAGATCCGCTTGGAACGGCAGCTGATATTTTACTCAATGATGTGCAACAGGTGGCTACCGGCGCAACACTGGCCTTTGGTGCCGTAGGTGTTAGCGTAGTAAAAAGCAGTTATATCTCATGGGAAGATAATAACCTTGTTGCCTACACCGAAACATGGAATGCTCCATCTTCTCCGGTGTGCTATGCCCAAAGTGGATTTTTAGCAACTTCTACCGGTCACAACTATGGTCAGTACTACCGTCCGAAAGAATTTTATGTCAAATTCGGCGATAAAGTAGAAAGCAAATATGTTCCAACAGGAGCCTATATAGATGCTCCTACTATTGGAGTAATTGATACAGTAGAAGTGTTTGGAGATTCTTTTACTCAGAGTTCGCTTTACAAATTACGTGCTCCCAATACACAGTACACTCCTTTTGGAGATCCGTCTGCTCCGGTGATCAATCACTTTTACTTAAACGGATGGGGTTTCCAGACGATGTTCTACGGACAGAACCGGGTGAATTCCCAGATGCGCTATCCGGTAACAGGACAAGCGATCAGTATTACGCCGTACATATCGATCGATCAGTGGAACAACTCTTCTTCCTTTGATAGTATTACTACGGCTTATACAGCAAGTTTTACTCCAAGAAATCAGGTCAATGTACTTCCGGCATACAATCCGAATGCGCTGGATACGACTAAGTTTCCTACACGGATTGCTTATTCGCAGACCAAACCCAATGGAAGTATCACCGATGAATACCGGGATTTTAAGCCACTGGACTTCCGTGATCTGGATATGGTGGCAGGAGAAATCATCCATCATGAAATTTCCAACGGCGAATTACTCACCTGGCAGCAGAGAAGTTTTCAAAGACAGTATTTTAATGATACCGGTGCCCTTGTCTCCTCTGACGGAAGTGAAGTGATCTTAGGTGATGGCGGTGCGCTGACCAGAAGAGGAGTAACACTTTCTTCCCTTGGAACGACTCACAAATGGAGTATTGTCAAAGGAGTAAGCAAAGGCGGCAATGATGTGATGGCATGGTGGAACACGGAATACGGATATGTGATCCGGTTCGGTTATGATGGCGTGAATCCGATCTCCTATGTGCATAACATCAATGGCTTTGTCGATAAGAATACCAAGTGGGTAGATCTTCGTCACACGCCGGCAGATGATGAAGGAATTCGTGGTGTGTGGAATGATGAACGGAAAGAATACATCTGGACCATCCGTGGTTTTAAAACAAATCGTGAACGTTTCAATCCTCGTAAATACTACGCAGCAGGAGATAGTGTCTGGGTGTACGAAGGATTTCAGCAAACTCCGAATATCTATAAGGCACTCCAGCAAACTTCTCAGGTGCAGGGTGGTGTTACTGTTCCGGTACCGATAGATAATGTAGCGTATTGGGAACTGCAGGATAGTCCGGTAAATAAAAATGCGTACACGCTTGCGTTCTCAGAATTCAAGAATGGTTTTTCATGTTACTACTCGTTCTTGCCACTTTTTTATGCCAAGTGGAAAAAGAGTTATGAGTCGAGCAGTCCGTTTATCCAACAGAATATCTATATCCATAACAGAGGTGCTTACAGCAGATGGTATGGAGGATTTTTGATCAGCCAGCCGTATATCATGGCGGTGATGAATGAGAATCCGAATGATAAAAAGAGTTTCAATAAATTAGAATTGAATAGCATGCTTGCTCCGAACAGCAACGGAAGGGCTATGGAGTTTTGGACCGAACAGCATTTTAGCTATTTAGATGCGGCAGATTTTGATTCTGATGAATTGCATGATATCATGCGAGCATCATGGATAAAGAACGATGCTACTGTGTCGGCTGAAAATCCAAGTGGACTGAATGATATTGATACTTCAGAGTTATTCGGAGAGTATCTGCTCTTGAAATTCTACTTCACTCCTGAACTGTATAACAAGATGTTTGCAATGACAGTGGGTTATGAGATGAGAAGCAGGATGAATAATACTTAATCGCTGGAATCGTATTTCCAATAGATTTTACACACTGGACAACTTACGGTATTCTCTGATCCTCTTCCATTATGAGAAACTTCTATAAGCTGATGTTTTTGTTCGATACAGTTACCGTATTCAGGATAGTCCTCTTTTGTGTAACCGAATGATGCTCTTTTTTTAGGGTCATCTGTTACATTGTGATCTTTATCAAAATACACATGCTTCCAGCTATTCTGCCAGCCTAAGAATTTATATCCATTAGCTGCATAATTGTAAGAAGCATCTTTCTTGTGCGTTTCTTTAAACTCCTGCTCCATTTTATGCTTCATAGTTTTTACTGCAGATAATCTGTTAGCCTGGTCAGAAGTATATACAAAGTCTCTTCCGTTGTCATTTTTAAAAGGATGGAAACAGCTACTTGAAGTATATCCGTCACCTCGTTCTTTGTAAGCGAACAAAATGTCTTCTTTGGCAAGTTCCCTGTTTTCTTCCAGATATTTTACAACTTTTTCAATGTCTTTATTAGTTGGCTTGTCTATGCTTGGAGAGAGGTAAATATAGCTTCCGTTAAATATTCTTTGTATGCTGGCTCCGGTAATTTCAATTCTTGACGTTTTTCCGGTAGGATACACAATGAACATTCTTTCAGGAATTTTAGGTACATGCTGCTTTATGAAATCATTATCTCTCTTTGAGATCAGACTCATGTAGTGGTTATACTTTTCTAAATTGGTTTTCATGGTCATACGGAATTACTTTTACTGTATTATTTGGGTGCATTTTAAATCCAAGCCAAGCAAGGAATCTTCTCCATCTTGTGTTTCTATACACTTTGATAATTTTAACTCTTTTGAACGAGCCGTATTCGGTTAATATTTCACCTTCTTTAAAAGAGCAATAATCATTAAAATACAGGTGAAAAGGCTTCTCCATCTTAGTATATTATCACACATACCTTCCATGCCAGATAGATCATTCCCATAATGACAAGAAAGGCTAGGACTTGGAAGGGTGTTGGTTTTTTCACATTTTTCTTATTTGAAGTAACAATTCATTTACAACATCCATATTAACGGAAGCAGGGAGATCACTTTTCTCATATACTTCATTAAGAAGTAATATGTCGGATTCCGCTTTTTCAATAATCTCATCAAGTGGAACTTCGCCTCTTCTGATTTGTAAAAGATATTCAGCATTTGGACGAAATACTTTTATAGTTTTCTCCTGAGCAATTTCAATAGCCATATCAAGAAGTCTCCGGCAATGAAGCATGTTCTTTCCGTCAATCTTCTGGTCGTGTCCTTCGAGGTCTACGTAACGCTGGGTATTCCTGTTCTCCATCCATGTTGTGTAGTCTTTAAAATCCTTACAGTGCATGGAATAACCATCTTTATTGTAGTACATGATGGTTTCAGATGGAATGTTTTCAGGAACCGATGATAACCGGATACTATTGCCTTCATCTATTGAAATCCCTCTGAATATGGTTTTAGAAGTTTGTTTTCTGTCTCCTGTTCCTCCGTAATGTCCACTGTAATCATAGTAAAGAGCATAACAGTCCTTGAAATGATTAAGGGCAACCAATCCACAATGTTCCGGCTTTTTCTTTTCTGATTGAAGCCATTTTTCAAGAGGCATTGTTTTTCCGTCAGCATAGGTATAACAGAAATCAAAAGGAGTTTTGCGTTCAATTCTTTTTTTCTCCCAATTCATTTTTTTGTCTAATCCTCTTGCCTTTTTGATCTGAGCAACCGCATATCCGCCGAATGAATGAGCGCATTTTTTGGTAAGGAAAAGATGTCTGTGGTATTGAAGGTATTTGAATGCCGGCGATGACTGAACAATAAACTTTTCATCCATGAATAGCATTTCAAGAATAGTTGGATTGGCAGATTGTGCTAATTGTAAGAACCTGCGGATCTCATAATAACACTCGTCTTTCCCAACTTCTATCTGTTCGTTATACCGGAAAGAGAGAATGTCTTCGTCTTTCTGCTTGTAGATGCCTTTATAATCCACATCAGAAGTAGGAATAGATGTTCCGTAGGCTTGTGAGCCAACAACGCATTTATATAAAAGTGTTTCTTTCATAAATCAATGTTCATTTCTTTACACTTATCTGTTACAAGATTCAGTGCACGTTCGTACAAGTTAAAATCTCCTTCTTTACACACGAGTATGGTTTTGTAAACTTCTCTCAAATAAACACGGGAAAAGTTCGGATCATGTTTTGTGATTGAGTCCGTATTGTCAATAATATCTGCCAACTTAATTGTTTTGGCTTCCGGGCTTGCACTTGCTGTATGCTCTAAATCGATCTGCTTTCTTATTTTCCTGTTTCCGTCAGATGGTTTACTTACATCAGAAAGATCACTTACTAATTCGGCTACTTTATCTCCAAACTTTTCTTTTATGGTTTCGATGGAAACTCCGCAATCTTCAACAACATCGTGTAGCCATGCAGCACATAGCATTTCAGGAGTATAAGGAACGGTTTTAACAATCAACGATACTGCTCTTGGGTGGACAATGTATCCTTCACCTGTGTATTTTCGCTTTTGTCCATGGTGCGATTCCATAGCAAAAAGTGCTGCATCTATTTCAATAGGTGGTGTGGTTTTCATAACACTACAAACATACGACACTATCCGATACTGTACGCAATTACCTTTAAAAGTTATTAACAGGTTGTGGGTAAGAGACAAAATTTGACGGAACTTCTCTCAAACAACTCAAAAGAAACTAAATTTGGGACAAATCCATTAAAGATGATCCCACTAATTCCTCTTGCGGTAATGGCCTTCAATGTTGTTCATGGACTTGTTCAACAGAATAAGGCGAGAAAAGGCTTAAATTCCCTTGTTAAACCACAAGGATACAATACTACTCCCGAACAACAACAGTCGTATGAGCGTGCTCAGAAAGATGCCATGAGTGGTTATTCTGCTCAGGAAAGGGCTGCGTACCTTTCCAATCTGGCATCGAGAAACAATGCCGGTTATTCCAGAGCAATGAAATTCGGTGGCAACGGACTTGCAGGAGCAATTCAGGCAGGAGTCAACTACGGAAATTCCAAGGCGCTGAATGACTTTGCTGCTAACGATGCACAGCTTCGCAGAAGTAATGTCCGGTATGCAGATAGCCGTGGTGATGTGATCTTAGGTCAGCGGAACAGAAATACTCAGCTGAAAAATCAGGAATACAATCAGGCAGCACAAGCCTACGGTGCAGCGATCAAAGCAGGAAAAGAAAATGTTTTCAATGCTGTTAATTCGTTTTCTGCATCAAATCCAAAGGCACTTGGCGGTATTGGTGGCGGAGGAAACAGAATGGCCGGTGGTGCTGCTTCAGCCCAAATGCCGGATGAAATACCCGATGCAGGAATGGGAGATGGCGCAGATGCAGGATATGTAGAAAGTCAGGGCTTTAATCCATCTGCAGTTCCCGGACTTGGTGCAAGTGCACCGATCGGTACTAACTGGTCCGGAGGTAACGCATGGGGAGCACCGAATCCTGATTACGGAATGAACAGATTTCCACCTTATCAAAGAACTCGTTAATGGCAGCAGGAATAGGAGAAGCAATCGGTTTACAGGATAAGCCCAATTTATTTGCAGGACAAGCAGCGGGAGCACTTGCCAGACTATCTGCGGAAGAATCTGCAAGAGAAGCAGCACGAAGAAAAGCTCAGGAAAAAGATGAAGCAGATACCAAAAAGGTAATTTCCGATGCGGATATTTACTCTAAGAATACTACGTGGCATAAGATGTATGCTCCGGCAGTTCAGCGGGAAATGGCTGATTTTGCCAATGACTATATTAAATACAAGTCAGAAAATCCGAATGCTCCTAGAAATGGCGCCTATGCAGTAACCAGATTACAGGAACTTCAGAGCAGGTTAAATCGTCTCAAGCAAAATAACGATGCTTTTAAAGACTTTGAAAAAGGTGTGCAGGAAGGAAAGTACTATGCAGATCCGAATTTGTTCAAGAAAATATACGAGACCGATTTTACAAAGAAATTGTACCGCGATGAAAATGGAAGAGTAGTCAGTGGAGATTGGGCGGCATTAAAGCCGGATGAACGCTACGGCGCCATGATCGATGCCAATGGAGATTTTATTTCCAATCCGGTCAAGAAATTTGATTTTCAGAATAAGATTGGTGGGTTTATGAATAACCAAAATGTCTGGACAGAAAAATCACTGATCACTCAAAGACAGAAAAAAGGTGTTCCGGGAATGTTCGAAGATATTTCTGTAAAAGAAGTCGATCCATTACAACGGGAATCTTTTGTCGATGAAATGGTGAGTAATCCGGATGCAGTTCGTGCATGGCAAATTGAGAACAAAGATCGGATTGATGGAGAACTTGCTAAAAATCCTTCGTTAAAAGATCCACGAAATTATTCTCAGTTCGTACAGGAAACGATGGCGGAAGATGTGAGATTAAAAACTTCCGGAAGGAAAGAAGATCGTGTAGGAAGACACATTGCTCCTCCGAAACCACCGAAGGCAGCAAAACCAAAAGGGCCGTCACTGGATGCAAGTTTTGATGATCTGAAAGACACCATTACAGAAACGGATACATTCAGTGCTCCGATGGGTAAACAGGTATCTGAGAAGGAAGACCTTGAAAAACTTCGTCAGCAAGTCAAGAAAGATGAGATTGATGCGAAAGAGTATGCTTTGAGTGAAACAGATAAGAAAGCGGCTGCTAAACGGAAAAAGCAATTGGAAGATCAGGAAAAGGCGTATGGAAAAGAAGGCGCTACTGACGTTAAATACAGTTATCCCACTACATTAAAAACTGCAAATCAGCCGACTGTAGTTAATTTAGGTCCGGATGTAATTGACTTAAAAACAAATACAGCTCCGAATGAATCCAATCAATTGAAGTTTATTCCTCGTAAAATAGGAATGCTGAAGGTGAAAGGTAAGTGGGGAGCTTATGTATTTGGAGAAAGTTACGACAAAGCAGCAGCAACTGATTCTGATGGAAATGTTCGTAGTGATCAAACTACTTCCGGCGATTTTGCTATTCCATTAAGCAAAGTGGAAGCGTTCTTAAATCAACAAGGAACTCCTACTAAATGGACAAGTGAAGCATTGCAAAAATTGAAAGGTGCTTCTCCAAAAGAAACAAAATCTGAAGACAAGGCTTATACTCGTGAAGAGTTAAAAGCGATGAGTCCTAATTATACAGATGCAGTAATTGATGCGGCAGTAGCCGCAGGTAAAATCAAATTAAAATAATGGCTGGCAACGATCCACTTGGGATTTTAGGTGAAACTGCAAGCGGTGATCCATTGGGATTGCTGGATGCTCCTGTACAAGAAAAAGTTACAGAAACCGTTACAGAAACTCCATCTGAAACCTCTATTCCTACTGTTACCATGGATGCCAATGATGGACTTGTTCCTGAAGGTAGCGGTGAATTCGATATTAAAAATCCTACTAAAGCTACCGGTGTAATTAATATTCCAAAAGGAGGCGTGACCTCTGTTGCTCTTCAGGTAGAACAGGATAAATTGGCGAATAACCAAAGTGAGTATGTAAAGAATGCCAAGAACGAAATTCGGAAACTAGCAATCAATACAGATTTCTCTGCTCCACCGGTAGATCCGATGGAAGGTCAGCAGCAGCAATTGATAGAAGGTGGAACTCCGGATGCAGCAGTAGCTCCAAAAGTTACGGATTACGAACAGGCTCTCAATTACATTATCAATCCTGAGAACACTCCCGAAAATCAGATACAGTTATCAGATACCGACAAGGAAGATCTTGCTAAGTATGCTCAGGTAGCAGCACAAAGTGCACCGGCAATCCAGCAGTTATCAAAACAACTGGAACAAAATCCTGATGATGTAAAGACATTGAATGATCTTGCCGATGTGTTATCGCACACCGATGATACTGCTCAGGCTCTCTCATTATACAGTAAAGCGAATGCTATTCAAGAGAACGGTCAGTCATTGATGGGACTTGGTAATACGTTTCTGAAAGCGGGAGATAATAAGAATGCAAGAAATGCTTTTGAAGATGCTTACTATAAAGACAAAAATCCTGATGCGTTAGTAAAAGCAGCGTATGCGGAGTCAGCTTTAGGAAATACGGCGGCTTCATTGGAAATGATTGACAATATCAAAGAAGAGTTTCCAAACTACTCTTATGGTTATGCGTTATCGGCTTACAACAACGAAAAGTTAGGCGATAAATCTGCTGCTGCAGTAGATAATGCTACTTACGAAATCCTCCGTCAGCAGGAAATGTTGCCCGAATCCGTAAATGCTGATGACCCGAACTCTGATTATGCCAAAGAGCGTGCATCTCAGGCAGCAAGATTGGGTGCAATACATGATGCTATTGCTGCACCGATCAATTTCTTTGGGGAGATGGAGATGGGGACGATCGAAGGCGGTATTCATGGATTAAAGAATTTCGTCGAGGGCGGAGCGGGATTGCAAATGGGTGGAGACAAGATTGGCTCTGTGTTAAATATCTTGAATGGTGCAGCAGAGACGGCGTTCTCAGGAGCAATGGCAATGGCACCGGTAACAAATGCCGGATTTCACATGCTTCCTGAATCCGTGAATAAAGTACTGATGCAGCCACTTAATGTGGTTAGCGGCTTATCTGACAAGGAAATAGCTCAGATGAGTGGCAATAAGCAAGCATTACTAGCTCTTGGAAATACGCTCGGATCAATTGCGGTGCTCGGTGCCGTCCATAAAGGCAAAGGTGGTTTTTCAGAAAAAGAGAATGAAGCGATCTTAAATATTGTCAAAGGTGAATCCATCGATTCAGAAGGTCTTTCCTTAAAAGGCATTGTTGATAAAGCAAAGAAAGTACTGGAAGATTCCAAACTCACCGACTATCAGCAAGCAGAACAGGTATGGAAGAGCATCCCGGAAGATCTGTCTATCCAGGATAAAATGACTGCTATTCCTGATCTTATCAAACGTGAACGCTTACAGGAAGAAATGGCAAAAGCATCTCCTGCTTTTAAAAACTACTTTAAAGAGAAGATCGATAAGGTCGATGAAGATATCAATGCTAAACTTTCTATCAATTTAGGATTAAAAGAACAGGCAGCAGAGAAGACAAAATCGGCGGAAGCGCCACCTAAAACCATAACCAATGAAACAGTCAAAACCAGTAAAGTCGAAGAAGGTAGTGGTAGTAAGCAAGCCGAAGTCATCCGGAAAGATGAAGTCGGGCAAGAAGTGCTGATACCAGAGTACAGTGAAAAGCTAAAAGATGTTTCACCTGAAACCAAGGTTGTGGACCTTCCTGATGGAATATCAGTGGAGTTCAATGGCGAGAAGGGAACGATTGGGAGATCGGAGACGGGTGAAACACTTTTTATTAATGCAGAAGGAAAAGAAACAATTGTCGGTGGTGGTGGAGATGTGTCTACACTAGCAGAAAAGGGAATTTCCCGTACTGAAGGAACTTATTCAGATAAGCGTGGAGATTATTATGTGAAGGATGGGCGGGTATTTGAAGTTACCAAAGATGGGCTGAAGCCTGTTTACGAAGGAGAGAAAGCCAATGTAGAACGGAAAGAAGCGATTATTCGTAAAGCTCTTAATCCGGAGAAGCCGAAAGAGAAAATTGTTGAACCGGTAGTTGAAGAGAAACCAATTGAAGTTAAACTTGAAGAAATAAAAACTGAACCGGTAGCAGAAACAGTAAAAGTAGCAGATGCTCCTAGTTCCAGACCGATAGAAAAATTTGAATCGGAAGTAGCTTTTGAAGAAGCGGGATCAGGTCATAATGTTTTATTTACCGATAAAGACGGAAAGAAAAGTGTAGTAGGGAAAGTATTTGGAACAGAAGGAAAAACAGGAGCAGAATTTGATTCGTGGGTAAAACCACAGATTGAAGCAATCCATTACAAAGAAGTAGTAAAAGCTGTTGAGCGAGGAGATGTTGTTCCAAAAGAAGTTCTTGACCATTATTTATCTTCTAAAATAGAAGGTGATTACAATGGAATGTTAGCTGAAGCAATTAAATCGGTAAAAGAGAATGGTCCGAAAAAAGAAATTTTCAGCGAACAGGAGATTGGTGAAGTAATGGACAAAAGAGCTGAGGAGCTTTCTCAAATGAAACGAACGAAGGATTATGTGTTTCAGCTCATTCACGATAATTTCGATGGCATCAGTTTAGCAGACTGGACTCGTTACGGAGATGCCAACTGGCTGAAAGGGAAAGAAGGTCGGGCATTTAAAAAGAAATACATTAAGGAAAATGGACTGACTAACTTAGAGGAGAATGTAGTTAAAATGTCCGAAGAGGCGAATATTGATATTCAGCCGCAGGATGTAATTGATTACATTATGGACCGGGAGATGAATCCTAAGAAGTATGACGGAAGGTTAAAACAATGGAACGATGCAGCGAGTATTCCTAAAAAAGACGTACCTTCATTATTAAGTGGTGATGATGCAATGGTATTAAGTATTGCAGAATCTAACCGTGGATTGGGAATGACCGATCTGGAAGTGGATACAATCAAAAGATACGTAGAAAGCAAAGCAAAAAATGAAGCAAGAGCGAAAAATACCAAGCCAAGATCAGCAGAAAGCGCACCAAAAGGTGAGGGAACTGTTGCAAAGAGCGAACGAGTGGGACGAAAGCCAGGAGAAAAAGCTCAGAAAAAGAAGGATGAAGCTAAAAGTGTAAAGGCTGAAGAGAATAAGTATGTCGGAGCGGAAAAGAAAATTACTAAAATCTTTGATACACTTCGAGCAAAACTGATTGCTGATCTTCCGGAAGGAACAAAGAAAAGTGGTGTTGGAGCGAAAGAAGTGCTGGACGCTGCGGAGAAAATTGTGAAGGCTGCGCTGAAAGCCGGGGAAGCGATTGAAAAAGCTATTCAGAAAGGCAAGGATTACATTAATGAGAATTGGAAGAAGGAGTTTGGTGATATTGAAAATATTATTGGGAAAGAATCAGAGGTTAAGCCAAAAGGATTAAACCAAGATCAATTAAAAATTGCCGAGTCTAAAGATTTTAAAGAATGGTTTGGTGATTGGGAGAAAAAAGAAGGAAGTGTAAGCAAAGTCATAAATAAAGATGGAGAGCCATTAGTTGTATATCACGGCTCTCCAAAAATCTTCAGCGACTTTAATTCAAACAAATTAGGAGAATATACTGGTGCAGATTTATCAAAGGAAGGGTTTTTCTTTTCTGATAAAAAGAGTGTATCAGAAACATACAGGAAAGCGGCAGTTTTAGATAGTCCTAATTTAAGCAAATTGAATAATGCTTTAGGAAAGCTGACTGATAAAAAATTAATAAAGCTACTAAATAAAGTATTTGGTTATGGAGAAAGCCAATTTGAGGGGACATCTAAAAAAGATTTAATAGAAGAAATTTTTAGGGATGTCGAAATTGATTCAGAGGGGGTTTATTCGGATAGGCGAAAATATATTGAGGGTGTTTCTGAATTCTTAAAAAAAGAAGGTATTGAGTTTAATCCGTATAAAGATATAGGTAGCACGAATAGTGTTTTTTTAAATATGAAAAAACCATTCACTCTTGATGCGAAGGGTGAAGATGTTCAACAATTAGAATTATCTGATATATTTAAGAAAATCAAGAAAGAGGGACACGATGGAGTTATTATAAAAAACGCTTATGATGCAGTAGTTTTTGAAGAAAAAGGGTTTGATAATATAAAGTCTAATTTATATATTATTTTTAAGCCAGACCAGGCGAAGATTATTAATAGTGCAAATCGTGTTTTCGAAAAAGATAACCTATCAAAATATTATGGTGCAGAGAAGTCGGTTAAAGCGGCATTTGAAAAGCTCCGTGAAAAACTAATTCCCAGGTTACCGGAAGGTACAGAGAAAATGGGTCTTGGCATGGAAGACTTACTCAATGCGGCAGAGAAAGTGATCATCGGTGCAATTCGTGCAGGAGAGAAGATCGATGTAGCAATCAGCAAAGGTCTTGATCACTTAAAAGAAAAGTGGGATGATTCCTTTGGTGAATTCCCAGAGAAAGAACTGCGTGATATTTTAAAGGAAAACGGAGAAATTCAACTCTCTCACGAAAAAACAGATGCTTTAAGGGAAAAATATGGAATGGAAGAACGGGAGATCAACGATCCTGTTTCTACTGAAAAGACTCGTGCTGAAGCACAAAAGATAATTAAAAAAGGTTTTGATGTTATAAAACTTGCTAATGAGGTTATAAAAAAAGAGCGAACAATCACTCCGGTAGAACGTGCAATCTTGGCTGAACGTGTTGCTATTTTAGATAAAGAACTTTTGGAAGGCGATACCACTTCTCCTGAGTATGCTAAGAAAATGGAGGAGCAGAATAAATTGATCAAAGCCTCTGAAATTTCCGCTTCTCAGGCGGGTTCTTCATTAGGATCAATTGCACATATTAAAGTTGTAGCAGATGAATCTTTATCCGGATATTTTCAGGAACAGCGAAGAGTCAACAAAGAAGGTGCACTTACTGAAAAGCAGACTGCTACCAACAAGAAGGAGTTTGAAGAAATTACGAAAGTAAAAGAAGCCTACGAGAAACGAATTGCTAAAATTCAGGAAGAGAATAACCGGTTAAAAGCCGAAAAGCAACTTGAAAAACTTGCTAAGAAAACTTCCAAGCGAACAGCCAAAGAAAAGCTGGATGAGGATTTTGATCTACTTGCAAAAGAATTCTCTTCCATTGCAAAGAACACACTGAATGCCGGTATCAATCCGGAACTGATTCCGGTTGTCTTAAAAATGGTGAAAAACCGTGTAGAGAAAGGTGTGATCACACTCTCAGAAGTAGTGGATGCAGTGCATGAGAAAGTAGGCGAATTCGGTATTTCCAAAGAGGATATCATTGCTGCCATTGCCGGAAAGCATGGTCCGGAAAGAACGCGGTCAGATGCAGCCAAGAATTTATATGAGTTAAAGCAGGAAGCCAAGTTAGTACAGAAGCTAACAGATCTTCAGAATGGGAAGGAGCCAAGTTCAGAAAGAGGGAAAGTTCAGAAAAATGCCCGTTTGGAAGAACTACGCAAACAGATCAAAGAACATGATTTGACTAAAACGGCGGAATACAAAAAGAGACTCGATGCTCAGATTGCAGAAGTGGAAAGAGAGCTTGCTACCGGTGATTTTGCAGTAGAAGAAAAGAAAGAGCCGTTAAAACTTGATAAAGAGACACTGGAACTTCAGGACAAGTACATGCAATTAAGTATGGAACGGGAAGCTCGTCTTTTGAGAGAAGAATATGCTCAGAGGTCAATGGGAGAGAAGGCCGCCGATATTGGTATGTCGATCATGAATGCTCCGATGACATTAATGAGTAGCGGTGACTTGTCAGCAGTGTTACGTCAGGGATTGGTTGCTTCTACTTCACATCCGATACTTGCAGCAAGAGCAAGTAAGCGCATGCTGAAATTCTTTAAATCGCAGAAAGATTTTGACCGTTGGCATTTTGAAACAAAGAATGATCCCCGTTACCTGCAAGTAAAAGAAGCCGGACTTGCTATTGTGGATCCGCATGATCCGAAACTTGCAGCCAGGGAAGAGGCCTTTATGGGAAATATCGTAGAGAAAATTCCTATTTATGGTAGCGGTATCCGGCTTGCAAAGATCAAGGACGGGAAATTGGTACGGACAGAAGGTGAATATGGAGGACTCGTAAAAGCCAGTGAACGAGCCTATGTTGGCTTCCTGAATAAAATGCGCTGGGATGTGTATAATTTACTCTCAGAGAGACTTGAAAAACAAGGAATCACATTTGAGAATAATCCTACATTATATAAGGAGTTGGCAAGTCATGTGAATAATATTACCGGAAGAGGGAATATTCCTAAAAAAATGGAACGTCTTTCTCCGGCACTGAATGCTGCGTTCTTCTCGCCTCGTTTGTGGGCATCTCGTCTGAAATTACTATCTAATTGGGCAAATCCATTATGGTATAAAAAAGTGCCGAAAGAAGTCCGTAGGTTCTATTGGGAAGATATGGGCAAGTTTGCTGCAGCTGCCTCTATTGCTTACTTATTATCAAGCGCAGGTGGAGCAGATGTGGAAACCGATATCCGATCATCCGACTTTTTAAAGATCAGAAACGGAAAGAAACGTTATGATATTCTTGGAGGTTTTCAACAGCCAATCAGAACACTTGGTCAATATGCAACAGGACAGAAAAAAGATATCGATTCAGGGGAAATTACAGAATTGACCGATTCGGACAAGTCACTTCCAAATCGATTGCTAGAACAAAAACGTTTGGCGGTATTATTACAGCACATTAGAGGAAAACTTTCTCCAGTGCCGGCGGCATTTACCGATTTTGGTATGGGACGGATGATGGATTATTCAGAACCTACGGTAGAGAAAGAAATTATGCGTATGATTGTTCCTCTTGCATGGCAGGATATAACATCTGCTTATGGAGAAGAAGGTGCAAAGTCTTTTGTGACAACAGCGCTTCCTACTATCTTAGGTGTGAGTAACAGTATCTACAAAGATCCTGAGCCGGAACCGAAAGAAAAGCCAAAGAAAGCATCTAAGCCAAAGAAAAAGAGACGGGTTTTCGAATAAAAATCAAGCGACAAAATTTGTAAAGGGTTGTAATTTCAAAAGTCTTTGAATATACATTTGTTCAAATGGCATTAGAAATAGACTTCCAAATAGTAGAATCACCTGAATCAGATGCGATCTGGGTCTATGATACTACCGGATTTTATCACTCTACCAATAATCCTACGGGATGGGGAGGCGTAAATCCTTCCATAGCAGATGTAAGTACTTGCAGTATTGTAGTTACGCTGCCTGATCCTGCCACTCGTCAGGTGTCTACCGATCCGGCACTTCGGTTTACACTAACAGGTTCTCCGCTTCCAAATCTTATTGGCAACAAGCGAATTATACCAAATACCTCTCTTGGAATTGATGCGGATATTGATCTGATCGATGGGAACTATCAATTTGATATCACCATTACCGGTGTCTTTAACGCAGTGGCTTTTACTCAGACTTTTTCTACCGTACAGTGCTTTTATGGTCAGCTGAGATGCTGTTCTGAAAAAGCAACCGTCAATGCGGATATGAGTGATGTGAATTGTGCTCCGTGTCGTGAAAAGTTCTATAAGATCATGCTGATCAATTTGGGACTTGAAGGAGTGATTGCCAATAATGAATGTGGAAAGCCAAATAAAGCCCTTGAAATATTAAAAACAGCAACAGGACTCTGCGAAGATTGCGGATGTGCAGGTTGTAACTAAAAACGAAATAAGAAATGTGTGCAACAGGAACATGCGATGATTGCCTTCGGAATGTAACGGTGTTAACAGGGCTGCCCGGTCGAAATGGTATCGATGGAAATCGGATCCAGATCGGAACAGGTGATCCAGATCCCGCTAACTTCAGCGATGACGATTACTATATAGATAGAAATGCTCCACTGAACTTTTATCATAAAGAAGCGGGGGTGTGGGTATTGATTGGTCGCTTGCAGGGATTGGATGGAAATGGATTTTTATATTCAGAAAGTACATTGGTTACTTCTTCTCAGCTTTTAAATTCCATGGCCACTCCACCAATTATTACACAAGCACCTCCTGCCGGATATGCGATCATTCCAATATCTATCACAGGATCGCTTCATTACGATTCCATTCCTTATCAGGCATCACAAGGACTTTCTGTGCGGTATAATGATAATGCGAATACATTCCTGGCTAACTGGAGTGCTGCTTTTATTCAGTCCAATACAAGCGGAATTGCCATGGCGGGTATTTCACCACCTCCATTTGCTATTCCTGGTGTAGCATTGAATATAAAACCTTCTATCGCCGGAGTGATCACAACAGGTAATTCAGATTTACTTGTACGAGTAATTTACTACATAACACCTCTTTAATCTGTGGGAAAAGCACCGGATAAGATACAGTTAATTGCAATGTATGGGTCCAAAGCCTTTACATCAGCATCTACCAATACGTTCAGTTCCAATTATATTGGAAATTCAGCGGCGGAGGATCAGCGCATTGCGTTGTGGAAAGCCCGTGGTAACAATTTGGTGTATCTTACCAATACCAATTTTATTTCTACGGGTGGTTTTATGGGTAGTACTTATACTACTGCCGGAAAAGCCAAACTGAAGGCTTTCATCAAGAAATGTTATGATCAGGGAATCACTATTGGTGTGGTGGGTGGAATTGCTTATTCTACCGGCCCTGCTTATGGGGATGCAGCCTACAATCCCGGACCTGCCCAGCGGGTAGTGAACTACAATGCGGGAGTAGCATTTGATGAAAAGATTCAAAACTTTTTAATAGAAGAAGAATACTGGAGAGAGATTGCCGGAAATATGACGTTTGCTCAGTTTAAAACTGCGTGTCAGGCAACGTATAATATCCTTCATCCTGCAGGAGTCTCTAATGACGTTTATTACGTAAGGAATGCTCCGGGAGAAGCAGCACAACTTGCTCCTTATATCGACATCTGGTGGATGACCATGTACTTGTCTGCTGCCAGTGGAGATAATCAGATCAGATATGACAAGATCCGTCCATGGATACAGGAATTAGCAGCAACATTACCTGCTACTCCGATTAAAGTCGGTGGACTGATCTCCCTTGAAAGCTATTCTTATAATAAAACAGGTGGCAATGATGCTGCCTCCAACTTTGTTGGTTATCAAGCGGAAGGTCGCAGGATCGGTGCTCCATTTGTTAATCCGCAGCCAATTGTCACTTCTGCTAAAAACTATAATCAGTTAGCCGACAAGATCACTCACAACGGTACCGTGGGTCTTCCTCCTATTGACTTCAATTCAGAGCCGGCATCGGTGACGGATTATATCAACTGGATGGGAATACAGGTATTTGATGATGACCTTAACCCTAATTTACCTCGGATCTTAGATGCTAATACCAATCAGGTGTTTGCTTTTGGTGACGGTTCTCCGCAGGATGCAGCAGAATTTACAATAGCCCAGCAGGTAGCGGGACTTGTGCCTCAGAATGCAGCACGTTTCCTTTATTTGGGAGATGTGTATAATACCGGAACACAGGCTGAATTTATCCAGAATACTTTTTCTTTTGATAAATTATACGGAACACAGAGTTCTCACAACTTACTGATCTTAACTTCTGCTACTCCAGGACAGCGGGAATGGGCGAACAGATCAGTCGGTTATGATCCGTATTGGAATGGATCACTTGCAGGAGTAGGCTCTGTACAACCGAACTGGGATGGAGATCGAACGATCACCAATCCTCACTATTACTCTTTTTATCTTCCTGCTGACGATGGCACACTGTGGAAATTTATCTCTATCAATTCGATGGAAGATGGTTTTCCCAATGGTGGTGTTACCGTAGGAAGTACAATGTATAACTGGCTGGTGAATGAATTAAATGATTCATCAGTAGGAAGACGGAAAATTGTTTTCTGTCATCACCCACGGTTCTCTTCTGACGGCACCTATGGCGATAATGCCAATATGCAACCGGTATGGGATGCCATGCAGAATAAGGCGATGATCTTGTTATCTGGTCGTGTTCATAACTATCAGCGGATGAACATGCGTGATTCCGGTGGTAATGTGGTAGTGGGAGGTGGAGTGTATCAGGTGATCTCCGGAACAGGAGGAACAGCCACTTTTGGTTTTGCCGCAAGTTATTTAGCAGGAGCAATTGGATACAGAGCGACTAACAATGGAGCAACCCGGTTAACATTATATAATGATCACGTTGATGTATGCTTTGTCAGAAATGACGGAGTGGTGCTTGACTGTGCTTCTTTACCGGTAGCAACTACTATTCCTCCTATTGTCTATGCGGGACCCGATCAATCGATCACTCTTCCGGCACTGGCTACTATGGCAGGAACGGCAACGGATACCAATACACCTTCCCTTACGTTAACGAATATCTGGACAAAGACTTCCGGACCGGGAACAGTAGTGTTCACTGATCCGAATTCTCTGACTACTACGGTAAGTTTTTCTGCTGCGGGAACGTATGTTTTAAGACTTACTTCTAATAACGGACAAAATTCATCTTTTGATGAAATGACGGTTACAGTAGGTACTGCTGCTGCTACGAAATTAGTGATCGTTCAATCGACTCCGGTGGGAGTAACGATTGCCATGAGCATTACTGATATCAGTGGTAATGGTAATGGAGTAACGAATTTCTCACGGACGTATTTACAGGCATCGACACCTGCATTAACAGCACCTTCTACTTTTGGTAGTTATGTGTTCATCAAATGGCTGAAAGATGGAGTAGATTTTTCCTATGGACTAACTATTACAGCAAGTGATACGATCAACCGTAGTTATACTGCTATTTATGCACTGACTCCGAATGTGGGGTATGTGGTAACAATTAACAGTACTCCAAATGCGGGAGTAACAGTTGGTGGAACCTTCCCTGGCTTTCTTCCGCAATCAGGATATGTGATAGGTGGAGATACGGTCACTCTTTCTGCTCCTGCTACTTTTAACGGGAACGCCTTTGTAGAATGGCAAAAGAACGGAGTGACTTTATCGGCAAGTCGGAATACAACGAATGTTGTTACAGCTGATTCTACCTATACTGCAGTTTATGCTCCGGGTGTAACAGGATATGCGGCGGTTTTTTATGCAACTTATGGTGCTACCTATTTTGATCCGGTAAAAGTGACCTATGTGGGGTCGGAAAACTCTTATATTAATATCTCTACCGGACTTCCTAGTACTTCGCTGAATTATGAACGGTCAACACTTGCCGGAGTTGGAGTGGACTTTTTTGTAGAATGTGGTCAGATTTATATAATTACAGGAAATGGGGATGGTAGCGGAAACGTATTCTCCTCTGTTCTTTCAGTTCCTTTTAAAGCGCTTCCTTCTGCTCAGATACAGATTACTCAGCCTACTGTTATTGGTGGTACAGGGCAATATATTATTTCTTCTCCGGGAGCTACGCCTTATAACGTTGTTCCGCTTGGTCAGGGAACGGCTGCGGGTGTGCTTTATACCTCAGCAGCACTGGTAGCGGGAAGTTACTCTCATGTAGTGGGATTAACAGCGATTGAAAGTGCAATTTTAACGAACTTAATTATTGACGGCGATCTTGCAACAGATCCGTTTACACTAGCAGTTCCATGGACAACTACAGGAACAGCAGCGTATGATTTGACTTATCAGACGGTGGTTATTCCGGCGGCTTCTGCAGAATCCATTACGATTCCTATTAATACTTCTACAAGTCCTGCTTCAACAGTGAGGTGGCTGGTAGGTGTCTGGTATGGAGATGAAGGTGGTAGCGCAATTGCAGCGGGTGCGGTAGAGATTTTCTATAATGGAGTACTGGTCGTTAGTTCTATTAATATAATGACACAATTTTTATCGGCAGTAATTACTCCGATAGCAGGATTGTATAATTTTCAAGTCGTATTTGATGGAACAGCAGCAGTAGATGTAAGTATTTACAGAGCAGTTGTATATGAATATGATGTTACGTTTGATGCAGTACTTGTAGATCCGGCATCGGTAACAGCAACAGAGGTAATTACCAATGTGACTTGTAATGGCGGAGCAGATGGTCAAATTGCATTGACTACTACCGGTGGTGTTGGTCCTTATACTTATCTGTGGACAAAAACAGGATTCCCTTCCAATGTTTATCCTAATACAGCAACACTAACTGCTCTTGATGCAGGAACGTATAATGTTACTATCACAGATAATAACGGAGATACTTTTACAGATAGTTATGTAGTTACTCAGCCGGCGGCAATTATCGTCAATGTAACTACTACCAATGTTACTTGTAATGGATCAGGAAACGGAACATCTACTTTTGCAGCCAGCGGAGGAACAGCACCTTATACTTATATTGTAGATGGTGTAACTCAGGCAAGCAATGTGGTCAGCAATATCGGTGTAGGCACACACACTTATCTGGTGATCGATTCCAATGGATGTACTTCTCCGGGAAGTTTCTCGATCACTCAGCCGACAGCAGTGACTTCTTCTTTAGCCATTACCGATGCACTTTGCTATGGTGGTTCTACAGGGCAGGTGGTGGTTACGGCCGGTGGCGGTGTGGCTCCTTATACGTACTCGTATGATGGGGCAGGATATATTTCCAGCAATACCAAGACAGGTCTTTTGGCCGGAGCACATACAGTCATTGTAAAAGATGCCAATGGATGTTTAAAGTCTACGGATTATGCCGTAGGACAGCCGGCAGACATTGCGGTAGTAAAGACAGTGGTGAATCCAAGTTATATCGGAGCTTCGGATGGTTCGATCGGTTTGGCAATTACAGGCGGGACATTCCCGATGGTTATTACCTGGACGGATGGAACGATCTTTAACTTAGCTTCTGCGGGAAGTATATTGTATGATGGACTTTCTGCGGCTACTTATACCGCTACGGTAGTAGATGCACACAACTGCTCAAAGAATGTATCTCAGGCATTGGTAGATCCACCGGATGTGCCACCGGTAAATCCACCGGATGATGTGGATGTAGATCGGTTTTCAGTACTTGCTAATTGTTGTCTGGGTGATAAGATCTATGAAGTATTTAAAGGTTATGCAAATGGGCATGCGGCACTGGAATGTTTGGCATATCCTGCGATGTTACTGAGTGAAAAGGTGAGTTTATTAAGAAAATGGTATTCACTGGGCCAGACATTAGGTGGAGCAAAAGGCATTTTTGTCTTTACCGTTTCTACGATTACGGGATTTAATAACCGCAGGTTTGTAGTGAGCTTATCGGGATTTACTGCGGTAACATACAATGGAGATTCCAACATCAGTTATTCAGCGAACATGACAGCGTTTGTGGCTGCTCTGGATGCTGCAGGATATGATGTGGACTACGAAGTATCTTCCGGTTATATCTTTATTTATTCCCCAATGAACAGTTTTTACAATGGTATTGTGGTCAGTGTTGTGGTAACAGTTCAGCCTTCTGGAGCACCAACAAAATCAGGTGTGATCTCTTCTACCGGATTCATGGGTGCAGTGACTCCATGTGTGACCAGTGAAAAGTTTACGCCGAATTGTTTATCGGTAACAGACAAGAATTTATTGATCGAACAGATCCGTATAGCATGCGATTCATGTTTGTGCGGAGGATATAAAATTAAAGACACGATATAAATGGCAGAGGTAACAGCAAAACAGCAGGTATTTAATGGTGCGTATGCACTGAGTAGTTCTACGCAACCGGTACTTGGAATCGATGTTTTCAGGGCGCTAGCTCCGATAACGGGCATTACCAGTATCCAGGAACTAAAGGTGACGTTGACAGCTGATGTATTACGTGGCATGGCTACCGGACCTTATACGCTTGTTGCATCACAGGGTGCAGGAACGGCGATTCAGGTGATCTCAGCATCGGCACGAGTACGTTTTTCCGGAGATGTGTATGATAAGGGGGCAGATCTTGCAATTGTTTCTTATTCTCAGCTAGTGGCACAATTCAAATGTCCGGATATCTTACAGGCAACACACAATGGAATATGGGTATTTAATCCGCTTGCTACTGCAGATACACACGAAGATGCATTAGAAGAAAAAACGCAATTGGTGATCTATGATCCTACCGGTACGGATTCCACACAAGGAGATTCTGAAATTGATATTTATTTATCTTACAAAATAATTACGCTATAAAAAATGAGTGCTCAACAGACAATATATGACCGTATAAAAGGTGACTTGCAGGATGACAAGATCCTACAGAATGTGACCCTGGAACGGTTGTGGTATTATTTTGAAGTAATAAAAGATATTACAGGTTCTGGCGGAGCTAACTTTTCTTATGGAACAGGAGAGCCAAGCGGAGGAAGTGATGGAGATTACTATATTCGGACGGATGCTTTACAGATCTGGTATAACAACGGTGGTACGTGGGAAGTGGTTTTATCTCCTACGCCTATTCCATTAACAGGAGATCAGTTCAAAGCATTGATCGATGCTCCTTCCGGAATTATTAATGGGCAGCTATATGATGTAACGCAAGATGGAGGGGATGCTTATCAATTACCGGTCAGTATCACCGGAATGTATGTTACAGGTGGAAATAATCAATTTCTATCAGGAGTATTGGCTAAAATAACGCTCACCGGAAAATTAGAGTATGCTACTTACTACACTTCTGATAATGATATTTTTCAGAATAGTATTGCTACCATGTCGGTAGATTTAGCTCAAGCATATTTTACAGGAAACGATATTCAAAATTCTACTGTAATTGTCAATACGGATTATATTATTGATAATTCAGGTGCAACTCAACTTCCTACTGGAATATCCAGAATAAAAGGGAGGGCGGTACTTGATCCATCAGGGAATGTAGTATGGGACAAAGCAAATTGTGAAGCATGGGTAACAGCCCTTTCTACCTATGTTCCTTGTACGTATGATGTGGCAACGAATAAAGTTTTCTGCAAGTACATCGCATGGGCAGGTAATATT